ATCTATATCGTTTTGATAATTAGGTTCATTGGATTTATCATTTATTATAGTTTTAAATTTACTATTAAAATCTTCTTGTTGAGACTTTAAAATATCTATATGTTTTAATTGTTCTTTGAATAATATTGAATTATTTTCTTCTTCTTTCAACCTTTTTACCAGATTGTCCACTTCTTCATCTATGTCTTCTTCTAATAATACAATAAATCGTTTAAATTGTCCCTGCATTGTTTTTAATGTATTAGAGTTCTCATACGTTTTAAGTTTTATTTCATTATTTTCCTTTTGTTGCAATAACAACATATCATTAACATTGTCTAAATCATTTTCTAAAACAGATATTATTGATTTTAAATTAGGGGAAATGTCATTTTCTGATTTTAATGAATAATCTTCAAGTTTTTTTTCAACCGGAGCTATTTTTTCTGTAAATGTTAAATCCAACATTTCAATTTTAGTTTCTAACTCAGTAATTTGATTTTTTTGCCTATTAATTTCATTATTTTGTTCAACTATTTTATTCAACGATTTTTGATCTATATTTTCTTGCAGGTGTTTTAATTTAGCATTTAATTCAACATCATAAGATCTTTTAAATTCATCTAATTTGTCTGATACATCCATATCTAATGTTTTTATAGATGGATGATCTATATTAGTAATTCTATTATCTAAGATTTTCATATCTTTGTTAATTTTGTTAATATGATAACTAATATTATTTGCCATTATTAATAAATAATAATATTATTTAAATAAAATTTATACGAATACATTAATCATTTACAAAAGTTAGATTTAATAGTTTAGAGACTTTTTTAGAAGCATTGTCCAATTTAGGTGGATTCTCTAACTCAGTTATTAAATTATTGGTCGGTAAATCTGCCGAATCGTTTACAGTATAGAGTTGGATAGGGTATTTCATTTTCCTATAATATGCCCTGCGTTTATTATATTGATTAATAAATGGGGAAAAATTATCTACTATATCCCATACTATAGGAGAATTAATATGTTTTTTTCTAAGAATTCTACCCAATGATTGTATTATGTCTGATTTGGGCGAAGCAAATATTACAGCGTCTAAATCGGGAATATCCATCCCCTCACTACTCATCGTATATGTACCTAATAATATCTGCTTTGATTCACTTAATTTTAAATCTTTCTGTTTCATACCACCCACATAATAACCAACAGATTCGGTAATAGTATTTTTAATTAATTCGTAAATAGCAGTTAAATGATTCCGTCTATCACTTAAAATAAGAATTTTTTTATTTAACAGCATTAATTTTTTTACAATAATTATAATTAATTCTATTCTCCTCGAATATTCGGTAATATTATTTATCATGCGAGGCATGCACATTTTACCATTATATGTTACCTCGGTACGATTATAAATAGGATCATTACTATTATATATAGCTATATTAACATCTACAGGATAATCATCTCTCATTTTTATTTCATAAATCATTGGTCCTAAAAACCAATGAAATACTTTAGATAAACCATCTTTTCGTTTAGGTGTTGCTGATAACCCTAAACTATATTTACTATTTATTTTTGGAAGAGATCTTGAAAAAACTTCAGCTGCTATATGATGAACTTCATCTATAATAGTAAATCCAAAATCATTAAATGCAGTCGATTCATATTCTTTCATAGAAATACTCTGTAACATTCCAATCACAATATCCTTATTTTTGATGTCTATTTTTGCTGCCTGTATAATACCAATCCGCGCATCAGGTAAAAATTCCTGTATTCTTTCTATCCATTGATTAATTAAAAATTCTTTATGAACTATAATTAAACTCTTTTTTTTTAATTTTGATATAATATATAATGCTATAATCGTTTTTCCATAACCACAAGGCAATGAAATTATACCACCATTTGATTTAGATGTATAATTTCCTTTTTCACACGATGCTAGAAATTTATCAACAGATGGTAATTGTTTATCTCTAAGAGTTCCTTTAAATTCTATATCAATATCTAATCCATCTGACAGATTTTTAATTTGGTCTGGGTCTCCGAAATTTTCAAATCCATAATATTTGGGTAAATATAATTTCTTATCACTTTCTAAATATATTGGAAAACTTTTGGCCTTCCCTCCAAAACTATCATTTATGTATGGTAGGACAGTTAACTCTTTTTTAGTTCTGTTTATATCTCGAAACCCATACTCTATTTTAATTATAGCAAATCCCCTATTTGACAATATATTTTTAATTTTTTTTGGCATATTTACAATTGGATTAATTTTAAATATAATATCAAATTTATTTATTATAGTATAGTAATGGGTATTAGGGAAATAATAAATAATAATACAACATTTAATAAACTGTTTTATTTTGGTTTATTACCAGTATTAAGTAAACTTGGTAAAAATGTTAATTCAGATACGCCTCGAAATATATCCCTAGTGATAGGAGGCGTACATCTAATAAGTGACTATAAATATAAGACCTGGCCTTTTAAACCCTACAATAGAGTTATAAAAGAATACCCCATATTTACTAGTTATATATCATTACCTGTAGCATCTGTAATAGTCAAAATTGGAAGCGATGGGATAGATAAAACGAATACAAAAAAACAAAACATAAGCGGTATGGCTCTAATATTAATGGGTTCTGTATTTGGTATAAATCATTTTAGACAAATAGTATACAGAGATAATAATCATTATAGTTGGTTAATTAACGCCCCCGCTGGGAAATCTATTAATGCTTTATCTAATAAATTAATTACTATTTAATTACAATTATTAATATCTACAATACTTTTCGGTTATTTTTTGGGCATTGCTTAGATGAGTATTTCTATATGTTCTTAAATCAATCAGTTCTATTTCATTATTTTCAGTAGAAAAAGCAATTTTTCTAAACCCAAGTTCATACAGACTTGTGCAACATTTGGAACAAGGTTTAGCATCTTTAAAAATCCCTGTTTCCTTTAATTTTTTATCTTTAGGGAGTCTTACAACCCAGATTATAAATTTAGACAAATTATATTTAAATTTATATTTTCTAGATTTTTGTTTAGAATTTTTCAAAATATACTTTTAAATGATTAGGATTAACATATGAATTAATAAATTCAGTGGCAACACTCATTTCGGCGTGTTGACACTGGACAATCATATCCAAAAAACTCGTTCGCATATTATCATTATATCCTCTACAAATAACTTTATTCCTACCTTTGGTAATAACAGCTCCTAATTTATGAACACAGTTAGATTTTAAGGCTTCTTTGTTTATAATCGTTTGGAGAGAAGGAGGCATCCCAATAATCTTCTTTGAATATGACATTTTTACTTAATAAATATTTTATATATCAACATTATCAAATTTATTTGATAATTTTAATAATCTATTTGATAATTTTAATAATCTATTTGATAATTTTAATAATCTATTTGATAATTTTAATAATCTATTTGATAATTTAATAATCTATTTGATAATAATCTTAATAAACATCCAAAAACTATATGTAGTGTTGGTTTAATAATATTTATAATGTATCTTTATAATTTTGAATAACGCTATATTCATCTAAATCTTTCTTATTAGATATTTCAATCGGAATCCATTTATTATATTCTGGCGAATAGATACATTTAACACACGCATTTTTTTTAAAAGCCGACATAACTAAATATAAACACTCTAATGTATCTATTCTGGCAATAGAATGTTTAATTTTTATATTATTTTTATTACAATATAGTATAAAAATGTTGGGTAAATCGGTCTTTTTAATGTCAAAAACGAACGATTTATTATTTATAATAATAGGAGCTTGATTTATATTTTCCAATAAGTCTAATAATATTTGATCATCATCCTTAATATCGGATAATAAGATTTCATTATTAGATTCTTCTAATAATTTTTGTTCATATTTAATAGATTCTAAATATGAATTAGAATCTGTTAAAAATTTTATAGTTGTATTGTATACTTTTTGTTGTGTAAAATTAAACATTATTGTAGGACTATTATTTAACGGTGTAAATAGTAACCCAGTAATTTTATAATTACATTTATTTATAAATGTATTTATTAACATATTAAATTGATCTGGGTTAAAATAGCGTTTAACTTTTAATGATAAAATTTCTAAATTCGAATCACAAATATATTTATTTTCTAATACATCGTGTATTAAGGTTAGTTTTTCATAAAAATGCTTATTATAAATTTTATCATTATAAACTATAATATCATTAATGATAAATTCCCATTTATTATTAAATAGTTTAACTAATTCCCCATTAAAAATAGTGTTATTATAAAGTGACTCATTAAATCTATAATTAACAACTATAATTTTAGGTAATGTATGGTCTTTAGCTACCTTTTTATCAATAAACAATGAATAATTTTTATTATGTATTTTTGTTAAATATAGGAAATAAGATTGTCCACTTGTTTGAACGGACATTAGATAATTATTTTTTTTAAGTTTATCAAGTTCTCTATTAGAGTACTGTATATAATTATTTTTTAAAGTTATATTAAATTTTTTATAGATAGATTCTAAGAGGCTTGATTTAGAACGTATATTTTTAATATTATAACCCACACCATTACAAAAATCTATTTCAGAAAGATCCATTTAAAATTTGCCAAATATATATTTTTTAATCAAATTTATTTGATTAAAAAATATATTTGATTAAAATTTAATATATTTTAAATATATTAAATGTCAACTTATAATTTCGATCTATTAACAAAACTCACTGAAACATTTGGGACAGATATTGACATTGTCGATTTTGAGCCAGATGATTTTATTAGGAGAACAAAATATCCTCATGTAGTGTCAATTAAAACAGATGTATATACATATACAAATCCCGATTCTATCGAAAATCCTATCATTAGAACCATATTAACTAAAAAATTACGAGCTTCGAGAGGCGTATTAGATCGTTATTTACATTGGACCCCCTATGGAGCAGCATTAAATAATAAAGAGACAACTACTATATGCGATCCTGTATTTATATCCTCTTCTAATAAGTTAGAAGATATTATTAAACCAGAGAAAAAGGCTATGTCTGGGGGGGTATATAAACCTAAACTGACTGTTTTAGAACCTAAACCAAGTAAAAATACGGGGTTTTATAAACCATCATTAAATAATATTACAAGTGCTCAGAAAAATACAAACAGTTCATTAATTGTTAAAAATTTTCCAACCGATTCATTAAAAGATGTCTTGGAAGATAGGTTACATTCTATCTTTAGTAGATACGGGGCTATTAAAAGAATTAATATTTTAACAGATAAACGAACTGGGTGTATAAAAGATATAGCTTTTATCGATTTTTATAATGCCGGAGATTCTACAAATGTTATAGAAACAGCCGAAAGGTTTATACTGGATAATTTAATACTCACAGTTGAAAAAAATACTAAATCTAATTAAATGTATAATACATATTATTGGATTCATCAAATGCTTTAATTTCACCTGGTCCATCAAAAGCATTAATTTTATTATCACTAAGTGTTGGAAATTCTTTAATTTTATTATCACTAAGTGTTGGAACTCCGCCAAATGCTTTATTATCGCTAAGTGTTGGAACTCCACCAAATGCTTTATTTTTTGTCCGTTTAATTTCATTATGGCTAAGTGTAGGAACTTCATCAAAAGTGTATTTATCCATTGATATTCCCCTATCATTATTATCTAAATATCCTAATAATTCATTTTTGGTGTTATCTATGGAAAAAGTGTTTGTCGGATCATTTGTATTATCTATAGGAAGACTGTTTGATGTCAGGTCATTATCTAAATATCCTAATAATTCATTTTTAGCATTATTATCATAATTATTAATAAAACTATTTTCATCGATATAATTATTCAGTGTAGGTTGAGTGGGCTGGATAAACTCTTCAGTTATAGATTCTAGTAAATATATTTTAATTAAAAGATGTAAAATAATTATTACTAAAAAATATAAAATAATATTATTTATATAATTATTCATTATTATATAAATAATATTTTAATTATCATTTATACAGCGTTATAATAATCATTAATTTATTATTTTATTATTTTATTATTATTATTTAAATAAAATAATATATTATAATATATATGTGTGAAAATATTGAAATAAATGAGGCTGAAATAACAATTGAATCAAGCGATTTAACAAAACAACAAAAATCAGTAGTATTACAACTCTACAACAAATTTAGAGAAAATTTAACAGACATAATCAACACCATATCGACAAATAATTTAGATGCATCAAGTATTACACAACACTTGTTTAACTTAATATGTTTTTGTATTAAAGTAATAGAAAAAGTTAAAATAAATAAAAAACCCCTTACTGGAGGAGATAAAAAATTAATTGTATTAGAATTAATTAGAGTTACGATTAATTCGGAAGTAAAAAATACACAAATTAAAACTACTATTATTACAATATTTGATTCAACTGGAGAAGCCATTTTAGAAAATGTCATTGATGTAAGTAGAAGTGTAAATATGGGGCTAAAGAAAGGTTGTAATACGCTGTTAAATTGTTGTCGGAATTAATGTGATAATTTCTTCTATTTTATTAATAATTTTACTATGATTATTCGGTTTTTTAATAATGATAGAAATAGTATAATAGTTATTACCTTTAACCCGATTATAATTATCTAATTCTACATTATTATTAATAGTGATCGTAAAAAGATTATTAATGTTAGATATATATTCTTCCTCATAACTTATGCTATTATATTTATGAATCGATTGAATATTGGTATTAACAATATTATTTGTTGTTAATACCAATCCTATTCTTTTAGTTTCTACCATACAATAATCTAATGTTTTATATAAATAATAATTTGCTTTACCCGAAGTTACTTCTACCCTATTATTTAAATATTTGTAAATAGTGGAATTTACCGATTTTGTAAAATGGATAGATTTTTTACGACAATTATCTATAAAAATATCTATTATTTTTTTAGATAATGTATAATCGAAAATAGTATCATCTATTTTTTTCCCAATTTTAATTTTAATAACATTATTTTTATTAAGCAATGAAATATTTGTAATGATAAATTGATCCATATTATTATGTATGGAATAATAAATTTTAATAATCAAATTTAAATTATTTATGATGATATCTAATAATATCTAATATGCGTTTAATTATTTCAAAAAATTTGATTATTTATGTTAATTATTTAAAGTTTATTTAAGAAAAAAATAAATAATGGAAGCAAAATTAGAATTTATAACTGTATTATCAAAGACAGTTAAACAAGATATTTTAATGGATTCATTAAATGAATTTTATTCAGACCAACAAAATCTAAATAAATTATTAGATATCATTAAAAATAAATCTAAATTATCATTAAGAATTATTGATTGGTATGTTACCAATTATTCAAAAAAAAACAATTGTAACTATTTATTAAATAAAGATTCCGCCAATATTAATTTTAATGTATATATAAACTATAAATTACAACTTAAGGGCTATTCTAAAAAACAATTTGATCCATTTTGTAGAAGAGAACGTATAAAATTCTTTTATGGTAAAGATGACTTTGTCGTAACGACCGTTGGACAACTAAATTTTTTTAAATGGGCAATAAGTAATAATGTTATTGATTCGATAAATAAAGCACTAAAGGTAGTTGAAAAAGATATGAATGAAAGTTATAAAAATAATATTGTTTCCAACACTAGTAAAAGAAAGGAATTATCCATTTCTGCGAGTAGAACAATAACCAAAGAAAATATTAGAATTTTGGTGTCATTTGATTAATTATATATATATATATATAAAATGCTTATAAAATGTCCAAATACTTTTATGTTTGGATCGGCTGGATTTGGTGGGGGGTATTATATAGGAGTTTATAAAGCTATGGTTGAAAGATGGGGGTATAGTGAATTACAACAAAAATCATACTATGGAATGTCGTCAGGTTCTGTAATGTCCCTATATATTTTATTGGGGTATACGTGGGAAGATTTAGATAAGGAATTTATTATTGTCTCAGAATTGGCAAAGAAATATGGAATATTTATGAAGGCATCATATTACCACGACAAATTATTAAAAAGATTTGTTTATAAAGATGCTTATAAAAAAGTTTCTGGTAAATTATTTGTAGGGGTGGCAAACTTTCACGGGAAATTTGTTATTATATCCCAATGGAAAAGTAACCGTGATCTTATAGATACAATTCATGCTAGTATGCATATTCCTTATTATTGCGGACGCTACATAAATAGAATTAATAATAAAAGATGTATAGATGGGGGGTTGTCTATACAAAATTATGATTTTTTAGAAGAAAAAACATTAAAGATTGGTGTATGGAGTACAAATATATATGATATTAAACTAACACCGAGTTTAACATTTAAAAATAGTGCTAAACCCAATATTCTTTATTACCATAAAATTAAACAACAGGGATATACGCAATTATTAAATTGGTCAGGGGACTATATTAATAATAATGTCTATAAATCTAATAAAAATAACATAAAACTTTATATGTTTTGGTTATTTAGGGCAAGTGAAGATATTGTTTACAAAATTATATAATATTTATTAAAATTAAATTTGAATCTTTTAATTTAATTTTAATAATTATTAAATTAAATGGCAGAAAATAGTGGATTAACTATTATTTCCAAAATTAAAACTAATGGTATTAAGTATCTCCATGAAATATATAGAGAAGAGGGAGATTATAGTTTATATGAACTACTTTATGTATCCGATTCATGCTTCCGTAACTCTAAAAATTCTAAATTAGATAGTATTTGTTACTTTATAAAATTATTAGTAAACAATGATCCATATATTTATCATTTAATAAATATGGATTATTCTACTATTATACCTGGAAAAGGTTCTGAATTTTATTTCAAATTTATAGATAACTTACTTGATATAATAAATACTTTAGATTCGGTATCCACTATAAATATATATACGAATCTATTAAAAATGGATACATTTAAAAATATAATACTCGAACACTATTGGATTGGGACAAAGCACGAACACTCATTTTTTGGGAAAATTATCAATTCTCGTATAGAATTGCTAGATTCGGATATTAATACTATTATAGAAATAATACATTTATTCGATACATTTGATTCGGTCGATTGGTTTACTTCATTGCTCGACAAAAATAAACTGTACCGACAAACATATTATATTATTAATAATCAAAATCTAACATCCTTACATTTCTTAAATAAGGTCTTTTTAATCGCTGTCCATTATTATAAATATCATCCAGAAGGAGAGCTTTTTAAATTAAGCCAAACAGGTAATACAATTGAATCCATGTTTGAATGTCAGAGAAACATCCCAAAAAATTTAACTCTTGATTACATTGTTACATTAATAGATATAAGTTTAATAGCGTCTATCTTTAAAATGAATTATTCTAATAAATCCAAACAAAATTTACAAGATTTATTAGAAATTGAATCATCTTCCACAAGATGGAATCAAACTATAAATTTAAAAAATAGTTATATTAAATCTATACAAATAAATATAAATGATATTTCAACTAAAATCAATACTTTTAAGAATATATTGAATGAAAACTATATGAAAAATACCTTATATATTATGAATGAAATCGTATCTTTAGGATACAAGTATAATATTATAAATAGTAAAGATTTCCTAAAAACAATTAATAATATAGCATTAATTTTAGGCTACATCTCAGCAACTATTCCTATAAATTATGTAAATATAAGTTCTATTTTAGATTTGTTGTTAATTAAATTAGAATCTAGCGATTTTGACTATTCCTTTAAAATGCAAATGTTGGATTATACCTATACATTGACTCCAGAAGCATTAAATTATATGATGGATAAAGGTCTTGTAAATACAATTATAAAAATATATATAGCTGTAGATGGCTTTACAGAAATGGAAGACTATGATAAAAATTATATAAAAAATGTTATTATAAAAATTATGATTAAATGTAAAACAGATTCTACTAAATTCATTAACCCCTCCATTTCGCATCTAATCAGCATATTTTTATCCGATATAAGCGTTTATTTTGAAGATATTGTATTTTCTATTAATACTATTACAACAATTAAAAATAATACAACAAGTCTTTCAGAAACCCAAGTTATTCGTAATGAAGAAATTTTATATTACGAACTGGTTAATATAAATAATTATTGTAAATATTTTACTAATATGTTAGATTTACAACAATTATTTATACAATTAATACCCGAAGTTGTATTAGAAGGTATAAATTCTAATAAACTCGTTTCAACTATTAATTTTTGGTTAATACAACTGTTTACAAAACATACCCTTAAATCCTTTAAATATGACACCTATACCAAATTAAACGAATCCCGATTTAATTGGGATTATCTATACCATAAAATATATCAAATATACACGGCTTATATCCATAATACACTATTTATAGAATCTATTGTATATACGGTTTCAGATTATACTGAATTTAAAACTATAATGGATGATTTCAACACAAATTATATATTAAAAAATGAATTTGAAGACCTCCATTTTAATATCCTTTTAAAAAGTATGGATATTATTATAGATAAACAAATAATATATAATATAGATATACCTTTGGAATTTTGCGACCCACTTTTATATACACCAATAGATGAACCGACTGTATTACCCGAATCCAATATTATTATAGATAAAAAAACGATTATAAATCATTTAATCCATGATAAAACAGATCCTTTTAATAGAACACCCTTAACACTGGATAGTTTAGAAGAACATAATAAAAAAGAGACAACATTGGTTAAATTAAATGATTTTGTTGAAAGATTTAATATATGGAAAAAGCAAAATATAAAATTAGATGAATAAATAAACTTATATAATATATATGTATAAACTATTCTTTATTTTTTTATTATTATTTTTAATAAAAATCTCCTTCTATCGTGATTGTAAACACATAAAACCAGTAAAATATTCATCAAAGTGTTCATTAAAGTGTAATATTAATAAACATTTACAGAGAAATTGTAATTGGATATGTAATTAAAAATGTAATTGGATATGTAGTTAATTATATATATATAAAAAATTATTGTTATATATAATATATATGGATAGATTATATTTTTCTAAAAATAATTATAATTTAATATTTAATATTGTTAGAGGAAAATTACACGCTAAATTTGAATATGATATCCAAAAAGAGGCAAAGTTTGGTGACGAAATCTTGAATATAATGAAATCAATTTATAAGCAGAAACATTTGTATAATATAAATTTTTCTAGAATTAGTGACCAACAAGGATCAATCGAATTAACTAAACAGGTGTTAAAAACGTTATACCCACTCTTTTCCGAATACATACAAAAAAACCAACGCTCTAACATACATAAAAAAGAAAATGTTGTAGATAGTCGACCAGAACCTTCTTCCACCAATAATCCAAATGATATTAATAAAATGTTTGAAAATTTACAAAATGATAGAAACAATATAAATATTCAAGCAAAAAATGATATTATTTTTACAGAAAATATAGAGAATAATAACAGCACTATTAATAAGAAATTTGAAGAAATATCTAATGAAAGAAATAGCGAATATAGTACTATAGTAAATGAAATGAATTCGGGTGATGATAACGCTCAGTTTAATCAGGACCAAAAACAGGAACAATCTGGATCGATACACGATCAATTTGGTAAACAGGAACAATCTGGGTCGATACACGATCAATTTGGTAAACAGGAACAATCTGGATCGATACACGATCAATTTAATCAAGGACAAGCAACCCAATCAAATGTGGATTCGATACATAATCAATTTAATCAAGGACCATCAACCCAATCAAATGTGGATTCTATACACAATCAATTTAATCAAGGACCATCGAACCAACCAAATATGGATTCGATACACAATCAATTTAATCAAGGACCATCGAACCAACCAAATATGGATTCGATACACAATCAATTTAATCAAGGACAAGCAACCCAATCAAATGTGGATTCGATACATAATCAATTTAATCAAGGACAAGCAACCCAATCAAATGTGGATTCGATACATAATCAATTTAATCAAGGGCAAGCAACCCAATCAAATGTGGATTCGATACATAATCAATTTAATCAAGGGCATGTAGATTCTATCAACAACCAATTAAGTAAACCACCGCATTCCGACGATATGGAAATTAAACATGATTCTTTATCACAAATGATTGTTAATAATGTAGAAAATAGTTTAAATAAGTATTATTCAAAACTTATAAAAACCCAAATTGAAATACCAAAAAAAATAAAAACATTAACGTTATTAATAAATAGTGTAGATAGGACTTGGTATGATAAAATTTATAAAGATGATGACGAACCGTTAAAAAATATTATAGAACCAAGCACTTACCAAGACCGATATAATTATAGATTAACCTTTTCCCCAGATAAATCATACAATGGTATTAGTATTGATAGAAGAATTCGAAATGTAGTTTCTATAAAACTAAAACGATTAATAGTTCCTAATTATGATGAATATTTTGAAGATATTCCAATAGGAGCCAAGGCGGATCCATACCTTATTTTGTCAATAGATGAATTAAATTCAAATACAATCAGTTCGAATCCTTTGACAAAAACTATATTTTCAAAAGCTATATTTGATAAAGAATTTAGATACAACGAAAATGCTGATGGGACTCGATCGCCATTAACAAGAGGCTGGTTATATTATAAAAATGATGATAATGATAAAACCGAATTTTACCCAAAATCATTAACCGAACTTACCAATTTAACAATTAAGCTTTTAAGGCCAAATGGTTCTATTTATTCCAACGCTAAAGATAATTTAATAATTAAAAGTTTGGTAAGTGATGGTTCAAAAATCCAAATTACATTAAATAGTAATCCAGATAAAGGGTATTTTATGAAAGGGGATAAAATACAGATTAAGACTTTATTAAATGATGATGATAATAATGAATTAATAGATAATAGTGAACTGCGAAATTATTTAGAAAATGGTGTGTATGTTTTGGACCAAGGTGATAATGTTATTACCATTAATAATAAAATAATAAATAAAGAAACTAATAACTATATGACATTTACAACCATTAATTGTAAAGGGTCTCTTATAAATGAAAGTTTGCAACATTCTATAATATTAGAAGTTAATGTTGAAGAAGTTATATAAAATGGTGTTAGTTTACTTCCTTTTCCCAAACTTACTAACTTTAACCTTTGGTTTAGTTGTTTGTGCCGTAGGTTGAATTTCCAACAATGATTTTTGACTTTTAATAGTCTGATACATATCGGGTGTCCCTATATTACATTCAGGACATATCGTTATATTACCTAAATATGTAGCATTATCACAAACAACACACTCCCATTTTGTCTTTTCCAAAAACTCTTTGTGCAATACTTTAATAGTGCTGCTCCAATCAATTTTATCTACTTCTGATTTAGGTGGTAGAAGCGTGCCCTGTTTAGTTACCACTTGCTCGATTGATAAATAATATTTTATTTTTTTAATAAAGTGTTCATTAAATTCGCTCGATACTTCAGTTCCTTTTATAAATATTGTACCTATTTTTGTTTTATTATATAATTTTAGATGGGTTGTATAATCTAAATTGTAATATGTATAATAGTTGAAAATATCCAATGTTTTATTCTCGGTTTCTAAATATTCTTCTATATTTTCTATATTATTTGGTAAAAATGCTATATAATGTAAATATTTATTACCACTCAATCTTAGTTTCATAATCTTTATTTTTTCGGTTATTGTTTCCAAACTTTCCTCAGCCGAAATACCTTTTTCATATTCCAACGTATTTGTTAAATTATAATTATAGTTATTGTCAGCATCATCTCCACCAGGTATAACATCAAAACAATTTAAATCTGCCAAAGAATTATTAGATTTAATATTTTCCAAACGATTAAATTTACAATCCACCGCAGCCTCTTGCATTAGCGTTAAAAATTCATTTAAAATACTTGATTTTTTAACCGCTATTTCCGCCAATGCTTCGTCTGATGTCTTGCCTGAATCTTTATCCATTATTATTTGAGACATAATGATTCGTTCGCCAGCAAATAGCTTAACTAATTCGGATGTGCTTATATCTTCTTTATTAATAATATTGCTTATATTTTCAGGTAAATCGTCTTTATCTATTTTTTTTAACTCTTCTATATTTAAATTAGCCCCCCATTTTCCATTTTGTTGTTCGCGTGAAAACTTTATAACATAATTATAAACACTAACATTTTGCTGATCTTTGGGTAAGTTAATATGGGATTTTATACGCCGAGCCCTCCCAATAACTTGCTTAATTCGGACATTATTCCAATAAGGTTCTAAAATATGTACCTGTCTAACATTCATTAGTGAAATACCTTCAGATCCAGATGATGTTGTTAATAATATTAAACATTGTTGGCCATAACTATTATTGTCATTATTATTATATAATTCTAATACTTTCCCCCGCTGTTCGACGGATTCGGACCCCGTCCACAAAGAATAATAGCATTTATACAATTCGTCTTTAGTAAATTCGTTTGTTTCCCCATTTAATAAATACTTATCAACTATAATTTCGTTAATGGTGGATGTTTTCCAAACATTTTTCCCTAATGTATAGCGAACTTTTGTTCCTACCAATAAATCCGTATTTTTAATAATTGATAAATCGCGTTCATTTATTTTTAATTCCGAATAGCCATTAATAGACAATACTTTGAGTAAAAGACCCACACCTTCAGCGTTTCTAAATTGTGAATAACAAAAGACTAATCCAGGTGTTTTATCAATGTTCATTAAAATTTTATGATACTTTGGCGACAATACTTCTAAAGAATATCTTGACAGCATGGTATCTCCTATCCCCTCCCCTTCTCGTTCCTCCTCACCAATCTCCGGGTGTCCTTTTAAATGCTCCTCTTCTAATTTGGCGATCGATGTATTAATTGCCCCAAGGTATGTCATTGTTTCATCGCTAAAATCTTCATCAAAATCATCAAACAATTCTTTATGACTTTTACAAATATAATCTATTTTATCGTGCAAAGATTCTTTATCAGGCGGAAATGTTACTTTACTAAAAATTTCTTCGTTTAAATAATTAGCATGTTTAGTATTAGAAGTCACCTTTTCTATAAATTCATTTATAGTTATATTTAATTCAGGGTTACGATCCGTATTACAAAGCTGTCTTAATAATTCCTTTAACTCTTCCCCAGTAATTTCCATATCATTTAATTCGGCATTTGCTGGTTTTATTTTAAAGTCAGCTGGTCGAGGACGCTCTATATGGGGTGGAAAAACAAATATTCCAGATTGACGAGAAAGAACTCTAAATAAATTGGGTGTGCTTCCAACCGATTGTCCATCCCCTCCTTGATTAAACGCCCCCTTTTTTTTCGAAAGTTCTTCTAATTCTCTTTCTATATCTCTTGCTTTACAATAAAGTGAAAACTGATAATCCGACATAATAACATCAGTGTCTTCAGTTGGAGTATGTTTTATATCTGGAAATAAATTAGATCCAGTCCGCTCATCTGTACCACTTATTTCATTAAAAAAAGAAACTAATCCAACAATTTTCTTTTTAAAGAGTATTTTAGAACTCTTTAAAACACCCATTTCGTTATAATCAATATATTGTTTATTAAAACTATCTTCACTTAAATTTCTAAGATTACTGCTTAAATTAAAATAGGAATGGTTTGAAGAATTAGTATTTAACATATCTGGGAAAATATTAAAATGGTTAAAAGAGATTTCGCCTTCACACGTATAGTTATTTTCTAATAATTTAGTAGATATTATCTCTAAAAATTCTTGATCGGATATATTATTCAAAGAATCTAATTTAACCCCTTTATTAATTATTTTACCACCTGGTGTTGTTTCTAATGTTGATATAAAACCATATGGGTTTCGTGTTATCTCTATGGTGTTTGTTTTTGAATCTAAATTTTTTCGATTAATTAATAGGGTTCTTTCTAAAATGGTATTTAATTCATCATTATCCCACTTACCATCCATCTTTGAAAGTGTTAATGTAAATGCCTTTGTATACCCTCTTAACATATTAAATAATAAACCTAACTCATATGCGTAATTTATAACAGGTGTCCCAGATAAGGCTATTATCTTACAATTATCCGCTCTCATTAACATTTCATATAAAATAGGTCCATTTATACCCCCTCCAGCCATCATAGAAACCAAATTATGCACTTCATCTATAATTACAACTTTATCACTAAATGGATTTTTAATATTATTATCTGGATTATACATATATTCCAGTAATTTATAGCGATATTTTTTATTATTTTTTGAATTTATAACACTGTCGGGATAATTAGACTTTAAAGCACTTAACTTAATATTTATATAATTACTATTAAATGTTTTTATAATATGGGTTAATAACGAAGCACCCATATTATAATGAATGAATGTATACTTCGTATTATACATTAGTTCTATTTGTTTATCTATCTCAGCCTGTTTATCACTCGACAGAATGCCATAGTTAGGAGTTTCTTTGGTATAATCTATCATCCATAAACCCTTATATGTTTCAGACGAATTATCTATTATATCTTTTAATAATAAACGTTTAATTCCTTTAGATTCGAAAATAGTATATACCTCGTCGTTTTTGGAATCATCCAAATTTAATTTTATTGGGATAAAACACCAATAAGAATTTGATCTATACGCAATATCCCCAAAGGTTTTAATCTCATCTTCATAATTTTTTCTTATCGATTTTGGCAATAAAATGACTACTTCACGGCCCTTAAACCCTTCGGCGATCATTATACTTGCTCCACTTTTACCTGAACCCAGACCATGATATAATAAAAGACCTCTGTAGGGAGATTGGTCGCTCATATAATCTGACACGAGTTTCTGTTGGGAAAATGGGTTAATTTCGAATTTCCCCTCATCATTCCATTTAATAATAGGCTTGCGCTTTACAGGATTATCTACTTCTTCGGCAAAATCATCGATAAATTTAGGGAAATCTAGTTTATCATTTAATACCCACGATTTCATAGTTACCCGATCATCAAAACTTGTATCAGTAATAGTAGCGTTACATTTTTTAATTTTCTCTTTCATAATCGCTGTTCCAGTTTTAATAACAAATTTTTTAGGAGGCATATAATATATAAAAAGAAAATATTAATAAATTATTAACTATTTTATTACTCTATTTTATTACTCATCAATATTACTCTACAATATTAAACTATATAAGTATTATCTTTAATTTCATCGAAAAATTTTAAAGCATTTAGGGACGCTATTTGTTCGGCTTCTTTTTTGGATTTCCCACTACCTCTGGCCAAAATATTACCATCTTTATCTAAAACACCCATTGTAAAAATTCTTTTATTTGGGGGTCCGTCAATATTTAATTCTAAATATTTTGGTGTAATTTTAAATTCTTTTTGAAAATATTGTAATAGAACTTCTTTATAATTTTCTTCATTTAATACTAATTCTTCAAAATCTATACACTGTTCTAATAAATTTTCTATAAACCCATTCACAATTTGCCACCCTGGTCCAGACAATCTAAATCGTTCGAGATCATGCATTTTTGGACTATAATAGCCATCATTTAAGTTTTGATCTAAAAATATTGCGCATATAAATGATTCCATAACATCTTCAAGTATTCTTTTATTATGTCTCCCAATAATAGTTTTTTCTTCTATATGTTTTGATATTATTAATAGATTTGGAAACCCTAAAAATTCGGCGAATTTTGCTAAGGTTTCTTTTTTAACAATTTTTGTTTTCATCTTTGTTTTAAACCCGGGATCGGTGTCTGGATATTTTCTATATAAATAAAATGCGATTGATAAATCTAAACACCTGTCCCCTAAAAATTCCATATCTTCATAATCTTCTTCAAATAAATGTATGCAATTTTTGGGTTTATTTTTAATATCTATATGTTTTTCTCCATCTTGTAATACTCTACTAACATAGGAACAATGGACAAATGCTCTCTGATATAGATTTAAATTATTTATTTTTAGAATACTTTTAACATTTTTAAAACCACATTTTTCATAAATTCCATATACATCATCCTCTGTTAACAACCTATTATGTTCATTCCAAGGAACTAATTTTAAACCTTTATCGTCACTCATTGTATAAATTGTATAAATTCTATATATTTTAACTTTATATAATCAAATTTAATTATATAAAGTTAAATAAAATGTATTATAATAATGAATTTTATTACGTTTACAGATAATATTACAGAACATTATTATTATAATAAAAAACAATTTAATTTAATTATAGAGTGTTTAGAAAGCCTAGATAATAATTATTTTCTAACTAAAACACAACAAAAACAAATAAATTGGACATATATAAACAATATTCGTCTTAAAAATATAATTCAGCGTATTATATCCAGCAGAAAACATTCAAATGTATAAATAAAACATTTTTAGATTTAACATTTAGTTATAAAATAAACACCAATATTACTAAAATATATTGTCCTTTACGTATGAATCCTTTAGATACGAATCCTTTAGATAAAAACCAAATAAATATTTATTATAAATTTCGGAACAGAGAGCTCATACAAATTTTTTATAATAATTTAATGAATCAGAATGAACTTATAGCAGAACCCAAATCACCCATAAATCCTTACACTGGGGTTAAATTTACTTATGTAGAATTATCTAAATGTTATATGAATTTTAGTATAGATAAAATACAATTACCTTTGGAACTTACCATGTTTAAAAATAGTAATTTTTCTATAAAAAATATGTTATATAATTTTATTAGAAAATCAATCGCTACTTATTTAGAAGATATTACAAATGCGGAATGGAATAAAATAGTTTGGGAATTTTATCTAAACAACAGTTTTAAAGACCAGATTTGTTATAAATGTTTAATCGAAATTGCACATATCAAAAAAATATTAAATCCCACACTACAGGAATACATTTACTGTATAAATATTGACAACAATAAATCATCCTATCAAAAAATGTTTCAAAAAATATGTAAATTTTATAAAATCGAACCACAGCATAAACATCCTTCGAAACAGACTTAAAAACCCATAAAACCAGCCGGGTTTAAATTTGATAATATGGAAATTATTACGACTGATTTTTCATCTAACAGTAACTATGTATTTGGGGTCGTTAATTAAATACTATAAATTATAGTATTTAATTTATAGTATTTAATTAACAATAGGTCATTTATACTATATAAATCACATATTAACAAAACTACATATAATAACCCAAGCATATGAGTAATGTTCCACATACAACTATAATTGACAATAAGATAGTTATTAACGGATTATTTATTTCATACAATAATTTAAATAAGTTATTAGATTCATTATATGTTATATTATATTTTAAGCAAGATTTTTTTACTATTTTTGCTATATTTGGGAGATGACAGGAATTTACTGATGGAAAAAGATGATGTTCTATTTGACAATTTACACCTCCCGAAAGCAATCGTATAATTGTACTATTTGTATTATAATTATAAGCTGTTATTACCTGATGAATATAATAATTTTTATTATATTTTAAACTATCAATATGTCTATGACTTGGTGTATCAATAATAATATATAATAGAACTAATAATATATTTGGAATAATGGTAAATATTAACGCTCTAAATATTCCGTATTTTATTAGATTGTTGTAAAACATTATTTTTAAAGACAACAACATCGCACATATATAAATAATAGTTAATAATATATAATTGTTATGAAAATATTCAAATAAACTTTTATTTCCACCAAATAATCCTGTTTTATTATATTCTATAACATAATTATTCTTTTCATATAATTTTAGACGAGTTAGTCTATTTATATTAGTATAATTGTGATGTATATGTATATGTGCGTCTAACCAAGTATATGGAGATTGAAATGAATAAAATAATGGATATAAAAGATTCTCTATTGTTTTATTTGTTAAAAAGGCACAATGACTTATATCGTGATATGTATTTACTGTTAATAAAAAATAACTAAATGGCATTAAAAATAATCCATATAAACTATTATTTATAAATTTAATAAGTGAAAATATAAAAAATATAAATAATCCGACTATTTCACATTTTCTAGAAAATGTCATCTTTGTTGATTCTATTAAACTACAGTTATTTTGTTTTGCTAAATTATAAAAATAAATATTAACTTCTTTTTTAATTTCATCTATAAATAAATGTTTATTACTATCGGAAAAATCATATATTTGCTGTTCATTAATAGTATAATTGTTTTCTACTTCATATTTTGATAAAATTTGTTGTAATTTTTTTCTGTTGCTAACTGGATGATATGATTCAAACAAAACTGTTCCATCGTTTTTATTAATTAAATGTAATGGAGTTATTCCACCTGGATGATTAAAGTTTGTCAAATCATATGTTTTTCCATGAATTTTAGTTGTAATCATTTTATTAATAATATTATAAATATTATTAATAAAATAATATAACGAAATATTTTAATAAAATAAATATTTATCTATATTTTCACCCACTTTAATCCCTATTTTTTTGCCACTATTAGATTTATCCTTTAAATTTTTAATAATGTCAATTCGTTCCGCTTGTTCCAGTTTTCCCAAATTAGTTAACAAATCATTTAATTTGGGATAATAAGATATGATAATATCGGCTGTTTTATAAGATACGCTTGGTACGGCAATCAATTGACTTTTATACACTAACTCGGGTGTTAAATTTGCTTTTTTAGATGTTTTAATAGTTCCTAATAAATTATTATCTGGTTTGGATTTATCCCCCAAAAACTGAATGCCTTTTTCTAATTTTTTAGCAATATTTTCCAAAAATTCTAATGTTTCACTTGTAGAATTGCAGTGAAACATATTAATAGTGTCTCTTAAATAACAATTTATCATAGATGAATAAATAGTATATTTATCAACTTTATTGAATTTAAACGATTTATTATTTGCTGTTAAATCCCCTTCAATTAAATACAATAATTGATTTTTAGAATAGTTTGATAATAATCGCTGTTTTTGCTCACGATACCTACCGTCTTTAATAGACGCGGCATAGTCTTCAACCGTCTTTCTTTCAATAATTAATATTGTTTCGCCATTATATTTAAAAACATAATCCCCTAATTCTAAGTTTGTAAATGTAGCATATTTTTTATCTTTAAAATAATCTTTGATAGATTCACGATTATCTATTATTAATTCCATAATAGAATTATTAATAATAATTTTTAAATAGTTATTTACCACAAGTCTTGACCGGTTGGTCGGAGACTAGGCGTTGGTTTAGCAGATCTTCTGCAACCACTGCCTTTACCAGTTCCTTTGGCATAAGAACACGCAGGGTGCATTTCACAATCTCTAGGCGACAAATGCGAACAGGCACTGCCTTTGGATCCAAACGCTGGTGACTTGTGTCCAGTTAATTTCTGAACTCGGCTCGGTCGTCCTCTAGATTTGGAAGGCGGGGAAGCTGGGGATCCTCGTAGCGCATCTTCTATTTCCCATCCTTGAGTTGGGGCTCTTGCTGGTCGTTGTGGACTCTTGGCTCTTGCTGGACTCTTGACTTTTCGAGTAGATGCCAAGGCGACTCCTCTTGCTACATTTTTAGGGTTTTTAGGTGAATTTTTTTTCCCCATTGGACTCTTTCGACAAGCTCCTTTAGGTCCAACTTCGCACCATTCAGGGTTACTGGTTCCAGTTTTAGAACAAGAACGAGTTGCTGAATTAAAACCACACGCGGCCCCTCCAGCCATACTAGAACCACTCAAATCTCTAGCTCTTCGTGCGATTGCGGCTCTTCGTCGGGCTTCTTCTAATTTAGTTCCTGATAATTTAGTGTTTGGTTTGTCGCCAGTATCTTGGCCTTTGTAGTCGTATATATGTGGAGAACGTCTGTATCTGCTATCATCCACAACCTGTCCTGAGTGGTTTAAATCGTATGTTCTAGATTGAGCTCTTCCACGTGGACTCTTGAAGTTACTAGCATCATTGTAATATCGGTTAAAAGCACGTTTGGCTGCCTTTGGTGATATTTTAGGATACACACGTTTTTGTCCTGGTTTAGCAAGACCTTGCATGTATTCCTTAGGAGCTCCTTGTATAATTCTCCAAACTGGAGCACCTTTATCTCCCATAACATATCCAGCTAAAGCTTGATTACCTAATACTCGTCCGTTTCCTCTTGGGTCTTTAGGACCCGCAACCAAATCATTTCTTGTATATTTACCCGCTCCAAACATTTATATTATATACCGAGAAAAAAATAAAACATAAATACTGGAATTAATTCTATAATTAATTCAATTATTATATTAAATTCTATAATATAATATTAAATTCTATAATATTATATTAAATTCTATAATATTATATTAAATTCTATAATATTATATTAAATTCTATATTATCACAATTATTAAATTCTATTATCACAATTATTAAATTCTATATTATTTAATAATTATTATATTATTTACCAGCCTCCAGCCATACTAGAACCACTCAATTCTCTAGATCTTCGTGCCATTGCGGCTCTTCGTCGGGCTGCTTCTAATTTAGTTCCTGATAATTTAGTGTTTGGTTTGTCGCCAGTATCTTGGCCTTTGTAGTCGTATATATGTGGAGAACGTCTGTATCTGCTATCATCCACAACCTTTCCAGAGTGGTTTTTATCGTATGTTCTAGCTTGAGCTCGTCCACGTGGACTCTTGAAGTTACTAGCATCATTGTAATATCGGTTAAAAGCACGTTTGGCTGCCTTTGGTGATATTTTAGGATACACACGCTTTTGTCCTGGTTTAGCAAGACCTTGCATGTATTCCTTAGGAGCTCCTCGTATAATTCTCCAAACTGGCTTTCCTTTATCTCCCATAACATATCCAGCTAAAGCTTGATTACCTAATACTCTTCCGTTTCCACTTGAATCTTTAGGACCCGCTACCAAATCTCTTTTTGTATATTTACCCGCTCCAATCATTTTATATTATATAACGAGAAAAAATTTTTGGCAAATTTGTAATTTAATTAAAATTTAATTCTAAATAAATTACAGTGGACACAGTGGAAATGACTGTGTCCACTGTATTGCCGTTTGAAGTGGACACAGTGATTTTTAATGTGTCCAGTGTATTGCCGTTTGAAGTGGACACATTAAAAATCACAGTGTCCAGTGTATTGCCGTTTGAAGTGGACACAGTAAAAATCTCTATATTATTTCAAACTCTAGATTATTTCAAACTCTATATTATTTCAAACTCTATATTATTTCAAACTCTATATTATTTTAAAATCACTGTGTCCATTTCAAACTCTATATTATTTATAATAATATCCAATCCTCCTAATAATAATAATTTTTTATTATTATTCATTACAATTATGGTTTGAGATTGGAACGTATACATCCACATATATAGACTATCTTTGACTTTGTGTTTAATCCTTGCCAATATTATACATCATTGCTTTATATTTATGATTCTATTAAATCTAGATATTTAAATTACTGTTCTTTTAACCAAGTCCAGTTAACTCCGTCCCAATCTTCACAATTTTTATAATCCCAATCATACAGTTCATTCGTTAAATAGTTATAATAATTTTTCTGACATCCTGGACAAGGTAATGCAAATCCTCTTACCATATCTATTAGTAGTATATTATTTGGTAATATATTATTTGGTAATATATTATTTGGTAATATATTATTTGGTAATATATTATTTGGTAATATATCCTTTGGTAGTATATTATTTGGTAATATTTTTTTTGCTAGTATATCCTCTGGTAGTATATCCTCTGGTAGTATATCCTCTGGTAGTATATCCTCTGGTAGTATATTTTTTGGCAATAAACCCTTTCTAAATAACATTTTAATCATTAAATCATGCGTTGAATTATCCTTTATAAAATCACCATAACAATAACTTTTTATAGGACTATCTGGTCCATATTTTAGCGTGTTGTTACGAACCCAATAAGCAATTGCCCCATCTATATCGCTATAATTTGTAATAATATTTTCTGAAAATAAATAAGTAAATAATTTGGATTCTACACATAAACTCCCATTTACACAATTATATTTTGGTCCACCCAATATATCTCGGTCTTTAACCAATTTTTTAAATGGAAGGTGTCGTTTTGTTTCTTTAATATTTTTGATATTAAATACAAATTTAATTTCGTTAGGATTTCTCATTATTCGGCCTTCCTGTAAATGCTGTATTTTTAATAATTTGGTTTCTATATATTTTGGAAGCAGCTTGTGTTCCTTTTCATCAAAAACAACTTTAAAATTACATTTATTTAATAAAATAACGTAAGTATTTACATTATTCATATATATTTTATTTATATGGTCTGATATTGTGGTATAAATATCACGACCGATTTGAACAAAACCAGTCATAAACATAATATCTTTATCTCCATCTATTTCAAGGTTTCCAGGAGTATTAAATTTATCTGTTCTATTTTTAAATAATTCGGGTATTTGGTATTTGGTGTGTTTAACATCGGTAAAACCAACGCGATCATTATTAGCCCTCGTTAATTCTTTTAACAAGTGTATAATATTTACGGTAGGATAACCATACATGAACATTGTTTTATCCAATTCAGCAATATCTGTTTCTTCTGTTTTAGATTTTTCCTTTAATCCTATTTCTTTTGTTCTATTTTTAACCTTGTCAAATATACGCGTGCCTATTTCCTGTCTATTGTAACCACTTTCGAAATTAATTAAATCTATTATTGTTGAGCGATTATGTACAGACTTTTCATTGAATACTTTTTCAAACATATACCCATCCCTATTCTTATCATATGAGGAAGATACACCACCTATTTGTTCTAAATATTTTTTTAAAATCTTTTTTCCTAAACAACTTTTTATATTAACATTTCTATTTGTTTCAGGATTAATTATTCTAGAATAATTCATATATTATATTATTCTAGAATAAAAATATAACTATAATTATAAATGACAGTTTCTATATTAAAAATTGCAACAGGTCCAGTAATACTTGGATCTATTATATTATTTAAAAAAAAAGGAACTCTAGATAAATTTAAACAATCATCCATTATTAAAAAAAATCGGGATATTGTAAATAATATTAAAAATTCTATCCCAAAAAGGACTATCAATAAAGAACCCATAAATAATATTAATAATACTTTTAATGTGTCCTCTAGTATGTCCTCTAGTATGTCCTCTAGTATGTCCTCTAGTATGCTCTCCAATAATTCGATTATTAGTCCCACATCCACTATTAAAATTGATTCGCTTGAACCCAATTCACATAATAATATTTTTTTAAAAATATCTGAAATAAATTAATAATTATTTAACCATAATTAATTATTAATATATAATGTTTTGTCTAATTTGAAAAGAGAGTTCTATAAAATATGTAGTTGCCCTGATTCACTAAAGACAACTGTTTTCAAACTATTTGGTAACATATTACCAAATAATTAGAAGTGCAACAATGGTATTCACGTTACTAATCATATTAATAAATTATCACTATATATAACATATAACAGGTTTCAACCCTATTACCTAATTCCCAATTTTTGTCTAGGTATATGTAATAAATTGACGTTAATCAAACCCAATACCTTATACGATAAATCAATTATTAATAGATTTATAAAACTTCAAAATCGATCGATTTATATGATTTATTGTTAAATTGGACCGTTTTTAGAATTTCAGAGGTGTTTATACAATTTATATTTCCTTTAACACCACCATCCCCATATTTATCTTTAATAAACAGTATGTATCCACCTTTTTTAAGATTTAAATTAATGGTCATTTTTTCATTTTTAGAATAGAATTGTTTATCTTTTGGAAAAAGAACTTTATTTGTATTAATACAAAAGAGATTCCAAGAACTTTCTTCTTTACAATATCGATCTCCCTCCAACTGTATATTTATATTCGATTTTGTTTTAAATCCATACAATGTCTCATTTATTAAGGCTTTTTTTGATAAACTTAATGTGGGAATTTGAGTATATTTATTACTCTTCATATATTTTTCACATTCAACAACAATCTCTTTAGCGGTAAAATTATATTTTAAAACTTCCATAGATTTAAAAATAGCAGCCATTAATGCTCCCTGATAATTCCCATTAATATACGCATCGGCACTTGTTTGATTATCCCTACATCCGCTAAATTTAATTACATTTGCTAATTCTTCAGGGGGTTTTTCTGTCACAAAAACCCCACCTCCCTTTGTATTTGGTCTGTATTGAAAAGGTAAATCTAATGAACTACCCGAATGACACGCATCCACTATTACAAATAAATTACAATCTTTGGGTAACGCTTTTACTAAGATATTATACAACAACGTATCTGATATAAACCCTTCTGTTTTATAATCTAATGGTACTAATACCTCATCTTGATTATCACTCTCCCCATTATCAATGTCAGTCGATTTTAAAAAATGTCCATGCCCCGAATAAGTAAACCATACCTCTTTAGCACCAGTATCTTTAACACGCTGAACTAAACGATTAACACTATCAATTATATTTTCCTTGGTTGGTTTTATTTGTGTGTCATCGGTTAACATTTCAATAGATTCATTTGGAACATTACATTTTTGTATCATAAAATCACGAGCATTCTTGGCATCGTTTATACATCCATTTAATCTGGCTGTTCTATCATTTTCATAAATGATACCAATTATTAACGCACATTTTTTATACTCTGTATTTATAAATGTCATATCTATACATAATACAATAAAAAAATAATAATCCATAATTTAAAAAATAGGGATTATTTCCTAATGTATCTGTCAATATATCTATCATAATATATCTATCATAATATATTAGGAAATTAAATATAATTTTTACATATTAATTCAGGAATCTCCAAACAATAAATTCCATAACTTCTACACAACATATATGTAAATTTCATACAATATATATTTTTAATTATTTTGTTATTTTTTTTAATTTCATCCACTATATTTTCTAATTTGTTAGACGGACTCCATATATTAGGACATATTATTGATTTACTACATAAACACCCTACCTTATAAATTGATTGAATTTTTTCTTTAACAAATGTATCTTTTATACATAACATATCGATATAGTTAGTATTATTAATTAAAGTAGGAGGTGGCTGAAAAGGATAGTGTGAATTTAGATGTATTGTTATTATTTTACCAGTTTGTGATTTACTAGCATTGTTATTACTTTCAATACCAATTTTAATTATATATTGGAGGTCCTCTTTAATTACGGATACATTACCATACAGATCCAAAATGTTTAAAATCTCTTTTTTAATTCTTTTCTCATACATCATTTAAATATATTTATATACTATATATTTAAATATGGAATATTATGATATACCTAATGATTTAGATTTAAATATGTCAATTATCCAGGATAATAAAGAAGAAGATTATATATTTTGCAGTAAAATAGATGAAAATACACTCCAATTTACTGACAAAATTAATATTTTAAAAGAAATGAACTACAGAGATTCCTATGAACATAATATATGTTTAGAATATGATTTTTTACTAAATGATATTAAAAAGGCGTATAAAGACGATTATTCAATCCGCCAGCAGTTTAAGATAGATCTTAAACGCTGTGATGTCTATTTAAATAATCATCCCATTAAAGATAATAAAAAAATTATAAACTATTTAGATAATAAATATAATAAAGAACTTGTTGTTAAAATTATGATGTTAACAACTCAGGCTTTATTAGGATTGCCATTTCAAATAATATTTAATAATATTATTGTCAATGAATACCATTTAGCCGAAGTTAATAATAATAGGGAATCCTATAAAATATTAATAAATAATTCAGGGAAAAATATTGAATTTAAGGCTTATAAACAATTTAGAATTTTTAAATTTAATGGAGAAAATTGTATTAATTTGTATAAGGTTTTTATCAAATTGGATTTTACATTAGAAGAAAAATCACAGGTATTATTTAATATTAAAATTAATAAATATTAATCTATAATTTTCTTTAGAAATATGTTATGTTCTATAAAATAACAATTTTATTAACATAAGTATAAAAAGTAACATTATTGATAAATGAGTGTTTACATTATAGAACATATTATTCCTATAATCTCCAAAACCTTCTTTACAAGGTATTACCCCTCCTCCATCAACTTGTTGACCTGATAAAATTGGGAATAGTTTATCGGGAGATATATTCATCACATCGTTGATAAGGGCGGGTGCCATTCCTTGTAAATTTTGATTACCCTTTGCTATATTATTTATATAAATAAATTTGGGTTTATAACAGATTCCGTCAGGATTTTTTTTGGGTTGTTTTGTTTTAGATCTACTTATTGTTTTAAAAAACTGCGTTGTATTTTTGGATAAATCTAACTTATTAGCCATCCACGTAAAGCCCTTTTCTTGACACACTTTCGCATTATCTATTTTGGATTTACACGTTCCAGTTTTAATAAAATAAGATGAACTGGCTTTACCGCGGGTTGGGTATTTACTTTCTGGATAATCTTTTTTGAATTCTGGATAAGGTAACGGCATTTGGCTATATTTATCCTTAATACCTTTAAAATGTTTATATATCATTGGATTAGAATTATTTATATCATCAACACCTGCTTTTGTATTAGAATTAGGTGTAGGGTCTTCTAACATCACATCGACATAATTAGATAAATTTAAGGTCCCATCAATTAATCCTTTCATAGATGGTTCATTTGTAATTCCTAATTTATAAGGGGTGTATTTATTTAGAACATATTCATTATAATCAAAATCGTGGTTATTTAGAGGGTACACATTTTTCCATTCCTTTGAATCCACTCTATTTTTATATGTCTGGTCGATTAATTGGCGTTGTTTGGTAGCATCATTTATTCTTTCTACTTTAAATTTATTCTCTTCTCTAGAATAATCTAATGCTGCTTTACACCTTTCTGGATATAATTTACAGTTGGGCATATTATATACATATAAATTTATTATTAATAATAAATTTATTTATTATTAATATAATTTGGTTTATTATTACTTGGTTTATTATAACTTGGTTTGTATTTAGATGACATTGTGTTGTATTTAACAGATTGTAAGATCATTTGGCTATTTGAAATGTTCCTTGTTCTTTACATAATAACCTATATGGGACATCATTTACAAACCGCAGAAGTTAGAAATGAATCTATACGTGGTATTTCCAAAGGGTATTTTAGAGTTATATGTATAAAATTTGATGATATTTAATATTTAAATAAATAGTAATAATATAAGATGAATACGGTTAAAGATAAAGATCAAGATAAAGTCAATGAATGTAAAAAATATAATGAATTGTTGTGGGAATGTATAGATAAAAATAGGTATACAGTTAAAAATTGTGGGAAACAATTCTATAGATTTGTAAGATGTTTTAATTCTATTAATTACAAGTAGTCGTATTTGTAATAAAATAATTTGATACATTTAAATTATTTTATTACGATAATAAATGACCAACATTATATATCTTAAAGATAAAAATCCACACCAATTAGATGACCATATTACATTTGAGGAAGGTCCACATATTTATACGATTGACGGAGATTCAGGTTTTACATCAGTAACCACTTGGAATCATACGCATTTTTCAGAATTTAATGCTGATTTAATAATAGACAAAATGATGAAAGGAAAGAATTGGGCCACAAGTAAATATTTTGGAATGAGTAAAGAAGAAATTAAAAAACAATGGGATGATAACCGGGATCAAGCAGCAGCCGCTGGGACTAAAATGCATTATGATATAGAGTGTTTTTATAACAATATGGAGGTTACAAATGATTCTGTAGAATATGGTTATTTTAATTCATTTTACAATGATTATAAAGAATTGGAAGCATACCGAACCGAATGGATGATTTACGATAAAGAGTTGAAATTGGCTGGGTCAATTGATATGATATTTATGAATAAAGAAGGCAATTTAGAAATTTATGATTGGAAGAGATGTCGTGAAATAAAAAAGACTGGTTGGGGCAGTTCAAAAACACAATGTATATCACATCTACCTGACAGCAATTACTGGCATTATTCACTACAATTAAATACTTATAAAGCTATTATAGAGAAAAATTATGGAAAGAAAGTTGTTAAAATGTGCTTGGTATGCATGCACCCCGAAAATAGTAATAAAAGCTATTTACGCTTTGAGGTACCCGATTTATCAGTTGAGATAAAGGAGCTATTTAATTATAGAATGTTAGAATTAACGGATAAATCGGCGCTCGATTCCCAAAACCTAGTCCATGAAAAAAATAAAATTATTAATAAATTGGTGAAACATAAAAATATTATTAACAGTCTAGAGATTAAATTAGATGCAATTAATTCTAAATTAAATGCATCTAATACAGTGGAAGTAGATGAAAAAACCTATGACAGTAAAATATATTATGTAGACCCATCCACTTTTGATATTTTAAATGATGAAGGCGATATTATTGGTAAATGGGATAAATCGGCAGATAAGCCACTTTTAATATTTTAAAAGTAGTTTTTACCTTAATTGTATTATAGCGGTAATTATAATTGTATTTATACTGGTAATTATAATTGTATTATAGCGGTAATTATAATTGTATTGTAGCCAAACAAGGTGGGTGGTCGGATGGGGCATTCATATTTGGATACAATGCCATTTGTAACCTTTGTGGTAATATATCATTATCGTCAACTGATTGATACATTGGATTCCATTCCACAGCAATCATCTTACCTCTATCCTCCACTGTTTTAGATACTTCGCCACGTTGTTGCCCAACAACATCAGACCACCGTTCATCTTTCACCAATTTCTCAAGCTGTTTTCTCAAACCATCTTTATTATTACGGACATCTTTTAAATGTTCAATGTCAATTCTTAATAATTTATTAGTATATTTAACGAATGGGGAACCTTCAGGCAAGTCTAACGGCGTTCCACTTAATGTTCCACCGATTACAATTTTATCAATTTGGTCCAACATCATCGTGCCAAACTTTTTAGGTTGTCCCCCAGATCCATGTCTCATTTTATAACATTCATTGCCAGTTGTTTCTCCTACCCGTGGCTCTAATACATCAGCGAATCCATTGGATTTAAGGGCGTGCAATACATCGTCCGAGTTTGTTCCAGGGAATAACGAACTTTCATATTGATAGGATGAATTACTGTCTAATAACATTATAACATTCTCTTTACCACCTGTTGCGTCCGTTATTTGTTCGATTTCCATTAATCGTTGTGCCGCATCCGCTGCTTTTTCACCACTTTTAAGGTGTCCGCACACAACATGTAATTTTTTACCAGTTGCTAGAACTTCCATACATACCATTTGCGCATAAGAATTAACACCTTTAGTAGTGGATATAGTAATAGGCATTGGTTCAGCCACTTGATTTAATTTATCACTATTATAATATATGCTGACCGTATCATTTTGCAAATCCCCCCTACAGTAACGATTTTGTAATTCCCCCTTAGAGTCAGTAGTAGAAGGTTCTCTTTTTTCTAAAAATTTTAGGGAGTTTGATTTGGCTCCCTCGTCGTATTTATGTAAGGTAATTAATTTGATATGCTCATACTCATGCCCATCTTCCAAAGTATGTAAGGCATCGTGTATAATTTTTGGATGGTCATTTTCCTGTGTTCCTAATATATCTAAACCTGAATTAAATAAATGACCAATAACATCAACAATTTTTTGACCACGTCCTGCATCCGTTGGAAATCCCTCATCATAACACCCCCATTCGATAGCTAATTTATCTCCTTTATCACTTAAAAATTCACCCATCGATAAACCATCCGACAGCAGATTCCAAGTTCCCACCTTAATTTTATTAGAATCTTTTTTTGTTTTTTTTATGCCAGCTGAGCGTGTAGCACCACCAGAATGGGGGCTATCAAACATGTTTAAATAATTATTTATAATTGTTTTACCTAATTTGGTGGAAGTATTTACCCATCGGCCTGTTTTTGGATTTACTATTTTCGAATACATCTTTATATATAATGTAAATATATTAATTCTACATTAAATGAATTAATTTATTTTAATTAATTTAATTAATATAGAATTATAATTTTCTATATTAATTCAATTATAATATATTTATATAGTATGGACTATAAATATATATTTATTGTTTGTTTAGTATTATGTTGGACATTAAACCCATTTTTTAAAAAGTTTTCAGCATCCAAACTTACATCAAGCGAATACCTAATTTTTAATCATATACTGTGCACACTTATTGTTTTTATTTATTTTATATATCTAGCGTTTAATGGTAGTTGTGACGCTAATTGTTTACGAAAATTAAATAATAAAGATATTATTTATTCAGTGTTAGGGGCGATGACAAGCGTTTTTGCGTCCATATTACTAATAGAATTATTAAAAAAATATGATGCTACAAGCATTATACCCAATATTCAGCCTTTAGTTCTTATATTAACATTATTAATCGGAAAATTTATATTTAATGAAACAATGACCATAACAAAAGCATCTGGTATTATAACTATAGTAGGCGGGATATACCTTATTAATTTATAAATTTGGTATTAATGTAAGAACCTATATTTGTTTGATTCTTAATTTTATCGATTTCATTTTCATTAAATTTGGAAGAGTTTAAAATATCCCCCCGATATTCTTCAAATGTATCCTTATTGTATAGCCCAGAAATAGCCCATAATATTACACCACTGTTGATAAATTCCCCACTTAAAGTTTCATTTGTTATTAAACCTAATAACCTTTCTTTAATATTACCCTTTTTTTTTATACTATCTTCTTGTATTAAAAAAGCAACTGATATCCAACTATAATAAAGTTTAAAAGCTTCGTATACATACAAGTCTTTAAATTCAAATTCGGTTTTATAAATGACCAAGATATCTTTTAAAGTCTGTTTTAACTCTATCATAATTTCAAAAGCTTTTTCAAAATTTTGATCTTTATTCAACGAACTCTCGTCTATATATTTTAACCAATCCACATTTAATTTATTAGATTTAAAATATAATTCATTAATAGCTTCATTCGTATTTATAGATAAACTAAAACGAAATAATCTATAATATATTACGGACCATATAGAAAACGTTTTACCTGTAGGAACTATATCAAATAACTTATCCGATTGTTTACCAATACTTCTACTGTAAATAATATTTCCTTTTAATAATAATAAAAAATTGAAAAAGCGAATCATCTAATCTATATATTAATTAATTAAAATAATTATTATAATTATTTTAATTAATTAATTAATAATACCTATTCGGTTAATAATAATTAATTATTAACACCTATTCGGTTAATATCGTGAATAAGCATTGGGAAATTAAGATTTTGTTTAAGGGTATTACACAATTCTCTAATATAAAATCCAGAACTGACTTCAGTTCGTATTTTCACCGATTTCACCATTTTATCAACAGGGTGTATTTCTAATACATTTAACCATTTAGCAACAATTTCATCCTGTCTAAACTCTTGACGCTTGTCCAATAAAGATATTCTATCTTTAAATTCTATAACAATATTTTTTAAACTATACTCTTTTTCTTCGATAACATTAATATTGTAAACGGTGACATTTTTACTAGGTATATCTGTTTCATCTAATTGCCCCAGTTTGTTCCATTGCCATAATGGCATTCGTTTTGACCCTTTCCTAAGCATAAAAGAAGAATATCGGTGAAAATTTTGCTGACTAATCTCTTTACTCCTTTTTATTTCTTCTTCTAGGTTAGAAAACAGTGATGGGTTATAATTTAGATTTGTATTATCTATAATACCTAGTATATCATCTGTATCTGTGGAAAATCCAATAATAATTTCAAATTCATATGTTTTTTTGCTGTGTAAAAAATTATCCATAGTGCGACATTGTTCATTTTCAAGAAATAACATTGTTCCACGAGCCATTGGGTCTAATCGTCCACAATAACAGGATTTTTTGGCTAAAAGATTCTTTTCAATTAAACTATATTTGAAATCATTTGATGTTACACCAAATGGTTTTTGAAAAAGAGTCATTTTTATACTACAATTGTTTAGATACATTTATATCAAATTTTTATAAAAAATCTATTATTTATTAAAAATAATAGATTTTTTATATTTATTAAAAATAAAAATAATAAATTTGACCCATTAAATTACCATTGATTAGGGTATTCAATGCTAAAAATTATTGAAGAACCTAATCAAGAAATTTCATTGTTTATGTATATTCCTAATATTTTATCTAATAATAAAATAAAAGAAATACATAGTTGGTTAAAAAATAAGACATTTTTATCAGGGCAAACTTCATGGAATAAATCTATATACCGAGAACAATTATGGTTTCAAAAAGATAATAAATATTTTTGCAATGAGTGGTCAAAACGCTATCCAAGATGGGAATCAAATCCATATGAAAGCGTTTTATTAAATTTACAAAATGATCTCCAATACAGATTATCTAATTTAAATTTAAATTATAAAAGTGTTCAACAACCCATTATAAATAGTTGCTTAATTAATAAATATAGAGATGAAAACGATTCCATTAAACCCCATAGGGATACTGAAATTACATTTGGGACAAATCCCACAATTATTGGGCTATCTATAGGATCTGAGAGAAAAATAAAAATTAAACGACTCATTTATGATGCCGAAAATACTGGAGTGATTTTATATGATAATAAAAAATCACATCTTAATTTCGATGTATCATTGGAAAATGGTTCTTTATTTATTATGGCAGGAGCGTCGCAAAAATATTTCAGTCACGAAATTCCAAAAGAAGACTATTTGTGTAGTGAAAGATTTAGTTTAACATTTAGAGAAGTTGTTAAATAAATTAAGTTCTATAATAAATATCCCTCTGTTTGTTTATGGTGTCATCATCCACAATATTATCCAATATTTCATTAAATGTTTTTCCTTTTAATGATTCAATCTGGAAATATATTGAATATACCCCACATTCCGAACCTTTATATTGAAATCTAATATTATTATATAATTTATGAAAAGAAAACTGTTTTAATATTCCAACATTATTTTCTACTTTATTTTTTAATTTTATAACATAGCCAGATGAAATTGGGACAATATTTTCAATATCTACTAATTTATCATCTAAATAAATGTTGGTGCTGCTGTTTATATGTATTTTAGTATTAACCATGATTTCCCGGTCACTTACAGAACTGTATTTTTCTTGGATGGCGTGTTCATCTGTAAAAAAATCTAAAGCTATTATATTTTGTTTTAATAGTTCATTACCCATTGATCGCACCCTTTCCATTAATACAATGACTTCTTTAGGTGGAACACTGCCATACGAATCAAAATAATAAATCCCACCATTCGTTAAATTAATAAATAAAGAAACCCAGTGACTGCCTGGTTGGTCGTGAGCATCCAGGTTAAACACCGCCCCTATATATCTTATTCCAGATAAATATAAATTTTTAAGGTTTAAATTACACAGTTCATTAACCACACACATCCCAATTGCCAGTTTTTTATCAAAATCAATTGGAATAGCACCAATATACTTATAATTACTGTTTTTTTCATATTGTTTTAGCACATTGTTTATATCATATGTGCTAAGCCACGCATTTTTATTATTAAGCCATTCTTCTGGGTATTTGGGCTTAAAATTCTCTTCATATTTGGGCTCGACAAAGTCCTTTTTTAACCAACATTTTTCTGTACTACATCCGGTTGCTTTATTTATTTTCACATTTAACTGCCTCCAAAAATCCTCTCTATTCGTATCATCTATTTTTTTAGGGATCTCAATTTGATGACCAGGGTATTGCTTATTAAATCTATTGGCAATATTATAAAGCGATTCATTGTCAAAACAAGAAATCTTATCAGATGTATTAGGAGAACAATAATCTTTCATATTATTATAAATAGAAATTTAATTTTCTAATAAATTTTAAATAGAAAAATAAATTTGCAGTGATAATAATATTCTAGTTGGTTATAATAAAGTATATTTTAGACATCACAAGATACAATAGATATCGTGTTATTAAGTGGCAACTTTACTATACCCTATTAGTCATAATATTAAATGGTTCAAATACTGGTAGACAGTGGACGGATGTTAAACCCAGTGACAAAGAAGAGTTAATTTGTCACCGCCCTAAAACCATATAAAGGATATATATATATATATATAAAATTAAGATATCTAATCATAGGTATAATGGCGTTATATTTTACAGGTGACCAACAATTTTTATTAAATACAACTGCATGTAGAATGGATGATGAAATTAAACCCTATAATATAGGGGATATTATTCATTATCGTGGAAGATGTCATCTTGAAAAGGGCCCTCAATGGCAAAATTTTTATGCCCGCATAGATCACATTACACAGAAGGGGATGAACCTAACGAGATTAGAAACCCGTCCAGCTATAGATAATACTGTAGATTTCTACCTAACAAATGATACACAAAAGGGTTTAACAAGAAGACCGTTTAATTTATTAGGTTTAATTAATTAGAAATAGTATTTTTTTATATATGTCATTTTAGGCTTTATGTTAGTATATACCGTATTTATTAATTTCAATATATATCCTAATTGGAATTATCCTCTAAATAATATAGTATTACTAACATTAATATGGTTTTGTAAGTATTCATTTTAAAAATCACTTGATTACCAGTGTAGTAAAATTATAAATAGTTGACTATTTATAATTTTACTATTTATAATTAAATTATTATAATATAATATGACAGATTGGAAATTAAAGACAGGCGATACAGAAGCACAGGCCGTCTATTATAACGATATTATTTATATTACGGGGAAAAATAATTTATTAGCGATAAATTTAGAAGGTGTGTTATTATGGGAATTCAAAACAACCGCCGAAATTTTAAGCAAACCATGTATTTATGAGGATCATATTTATTTTGGTGATATTAATGGATTACTCTATAAATTGGATATTACTGACTCTTATTCTAAATTAAAATATAGATTACTATGGAAATTAACATTGGGTGGGGCATTGTTTTCATCTCCAATAATTTATAATGATTATTTATATATTGGATGTGATGATCATTATCTATATAAAATAAATATTGCTGATGTGCTAAACGGAGATGAACGCATTGTATGGAAATTTAAAACAGGCAATGAAATATATTATAATCCTGTTTTTTATAATAATTTAGTATTTATATCGAGTTCAGATACATTTCTTTATTGTTTAGATTTAGATTCTAATATAAAATGGAAATATACTATTAATAATGCTATAATAACAGAACCTCTTATATATAAAAATTCTATATATATAGGGACCTCTGAAGGTGATGTTATTCTATTAAATTTAAAGGGTGAACTGTTAAAAATAAACACATTAGGAATGTGTTTATTTTATAAACCATATTTTTTAAATAATCACATTTATATTATTAGTTTGGTGGGTAAAGTCTTATGTTATAATTTATTATTAGAATTAATATGGGACTATGATTGTGGTGAAATATTAGTAATGTGTTCCACTTATATGAATAATATTTGCGTTATAACCGATCGAAGTGAACTGTTTTTACTAAATTATAATGATGGAACACTAATTAATTCAAAAAATATATTAAATAAAATAATATTCTCCCCCCCCATTATAATAGGTGATAAAGTATTAATTAAAGATAGAAAAGGGGGGTTATATCTTACTAATATATCATAATTTTATAAGATTACTTTCTTTAGAATAAAAACAGGAAAAATGTTTAATTAAATTATCTAATTTAATTTCAATAAAACTAATATTATTCAACAATATATCCATTTCTTCTAATTGGCGATGACTATTTATATTTAAGTCTGAATTAAAATATTGAATCAATGTATTCTTTATAGTTGCTATTTCAGATTCGTATTTTGTTTTTAACGCGTTAAATAAAAATGCCGAAGTGGCCATATATATATTATCTATAATAATAATTATTAATTAATTATATCTATTTTATCAATACCGCTTTTTAAAATAACTTCTAATTCTGTGGTTGGTTCCCAAGTTTCCCACGAATCAAAATAATTATGCATTTTTTCGATAAATTCAATATTAACACCTTCAATATTGGCATCTCCAATAGTATCATTTGGCACTCTTTTAAAAGGATGTATCTCATCATCTGGTATTATTATATCATCCAAACCTTCCACTTGATCATCGTCATCTTCTAACATTTCTTGGTATTCTTTAGTCATTTCAATAATATCATCATTTAATGTGGGGTTATTAAAAAATTCAAACACTTCATATCGTAACGCATATATTAAATCTATTGTTGTAATACCATTTCTATTAGCATATTTAACATAATTTGAAGCATTTATCATTGCATTACTTGCAAATAACGATAGAAGTATTTCTATACTTTCTAATTCATCGTCGGAAAATTTTGGTTGTTCTATTAAAGTAGAACTTCCAGATTTCATAAAACTGTAGTCAGACATTTGATTGATTTAAAAAAATATTTTAAATCAATCAATTTTATTTTAAATCAAGCGTGTAAATCAGCCAACTCTAACTTTTTATCACAATTCAACTGGGGTTATATAACTAATGACATTTTTACTAATGGTCGTTTCTATATATTTTATATTAGATTAAAGTTTATTTAATAATATAAAATAAAATCTATTTTAAATACAGAATGATTATTCAAAACGAACACATGAAACACCGTTGTTATTTTATTTCTGCTATGTGCTGTTTATCATTATATAATTGGTATAACTATTCATTATTTGACACTATAAACAATAGTTTCTTCACCCCATATTATCAAAACTGTTTGTTAATGTTATTTTATTTAGGTTGGGATACATTGCATATGATATGTACACCTATTTTATTTAGAACTGATTTGATTATACATCATTCTATTACAATAGTCGTTTATATGAGCTATATAAATAACACAACACTACAAATGAATAATGTTTTGATTATGGAATGTGTTTCGTTGATGAATTATATTTGGAAAAATAATCCTGAATTATTGAAACTATATAGAACATTGTCTATTTTATGTATTAGAATACCAGTGTCATTATGGTTTTGGTTATGTTATAATCCAAAATTTATTTTTCCATATTGGAAACAAGAACTAACATATACACATTATTTGTATATGTATAGATTAGCAAATATATATTTATTTTTTATTATGTATGATTTATTTATCTTATGGAAATTACACAAACCTAAAAATAGGCGTTTAAAAAGTCCCAAGATTTAAATCATTGCATTACTTACAAATAACGATAGAAGTATAGATTTCATAAATCCTTGAAATTTAAATTGGGATAATATAATATAATTATAGTATAATTATATCATATGAATTGTATTTTTTGTTGTGTATTTAACCAAGAAAAATATGTTGATATGTTTTTCCTTCTGTTAGAAAGTATATTTACCTACGGAAATTTAGACTATAATATGAACATATTGATTTATACCTCGACACCATTTATGAACAGGATAAAACAAAGTCATTTATTTAATAATGAAAAAATGAAATTTGAAATAAATGATACATACAACGATATTGATAAAGCATGTAAGGCAAGATTAGATTTATTTAATTTACCTTCTGTAAAAAATTACAATAAAATACTCTATTTAGATACTGATGTGTTAGTTAAAGATGATATTAACAAGGTTTTTAAAGTATGTAAAGAAGATCTTTTATATGTATTAGAAGAGGGTGAAATAGATAATATTAATGATTTTTGGGGTAAAACATTATTCGGTGATGAAATAAATAAATATGAAGACAAATCAGCATTTACAAGCGGAATACTATTATTTAATAATTGTGAAAAAATAAACGATTTATTTAATAAAATTAATGAAGATATTACGAATAGACCTCGTCGTTTTGCTTGTTTTGATCAACCATATATAGTATATAATGCTTTCAAATATAATTTATATAATAATAAGATTCTAAAATCACTTGTTGTAAATAATGATACAAATATTCATAGTGATAAAGTCATACATCATTTCCCAGGAGGACCAGGTGTTATCAACATAAAATAGTGAATATGACTAAATTTTTGGATGAGATTAAGGATTTTACTATAAACGATAATATATATAAAGCAAAAGCATATATTGATATGAATTTAAAGTTAGAAAAAAAAAAGAAATATTTATAGATAATAAAACTATTATAGCAAAATTTGGTGGTAGAGAACATTATATAAAATTTAACGAAGATTATACATATTTTATATCTACCATAGAAGGTGATTTACAAATTGTAAATGGAAAATTAGATACTAAATTATAACTATGGCATTTTACCACTGCTTGATTCTGCTGTCAGATTCAGTTTATTCTTAAACTGAATCTGACTGATTTTTTGAATCGTATTAAGAATTTTACTATAAACAGATAATATAACTAAGGCATAGTAGAGTTTTATAGCATTCCATAAATAAAGTTGTACCCAATTTACATCTCATTTGGTTATACCTATGACATTTTTACCAATGGTTGTTTCTATATATTTTGTATGAGATTGAAGTTTATTCCAAATAATATTTTATCTCATAATCCAATATGAAATAAAATCTATTGTAAATATTCAAAGCGAACATATGAAAAACCATTGTTATTTTATTTATGATATGTTCTGTTTATCAGAACATATAGTTGATTGAAAGGTAATTCGATTCGCAATTGATGACCTATTTATATTTAAACCAGATTTAAAATATCGAATCAAGTTCGTCTTTATAGTTGCTATTTCAGATTAATATTTTGGTTTTTAACGCGTTAAATAATAATCCAATAGGGGGTATATAAGTTGTTTTTTCTATGTATATATATATATATGTATACACTTGAAATTATAATAATTTTATTGACATTTAATATTGAATATAATAATAAAAACATAGGCGTTAACTCACCGCTATTTTCTATACCACAAGAATTTATTACTTTATATATAGCATTTGAAGCATATAGAACTCGGAAAAACAAATATAAATATATCGCTTTTACGGGCTTTAGTTTACATTTTTCAAGAATAATCCTTAATAATAAACAACTATTATCAATTCCTATGAAATATCAAATTATAGGATTATTTAGCACTATACTATTATTCAATAAAGATTTTTTTTTTATTGATTCGTTTGTTAGAAATTATATTATACAACAAATATTTAAAATTAATGGTTTTAACAAGGTTATTGATATCCCAATCACACTTGCTTTATTTAGTGTGAAATTTTCAAAAAAACAAATATTGACAAAATTGGAAAAAAATTATCTAAATTCAGATATACTATATCATTTAATAGAAATAGTTTCTCAAATTACTGCTACAACTTCGCGACCCCACCTATTACTGTTAAATTTTAAAAAAAAACTAAGGAAAACTAACTTTAGGAGGAGTTTTGGGACAATGATTAAAAAAAAGTGTTTCAACTAAATACAAAATAATATTTTATTACTAAACTTCTACCTAATTCACATCTACTATATTTTTTTAATACATACGTAATAATATTTTCATCTAAACAAATAATTTTATTGATAAGAATTTATTTTAAATCAGCCAACTCTAACTTTTTATCACAATTCCACAATTCATTGGGAGTTATATCCCAATTTTTATAACTATGGCATTTTTTACCAATGGTTGTTTCTATATATTTTGTATTAGATTGAAGTTTATTCCAAATAATATTTTTATAGTGCTTTAATATGTCGCTATTTCTATTTTTTGGGTTGTGTTTGGGATTGTGTTCTGGGTTATGCTCAACATAAGTTTCCATTACTTCAAAAGTAAGTATATTATCTAAATTATTTATAATAGGTAGTTTCAATTCTATAATCTTATCCTGAAGTTGTTCAACACCACCTCTTTTCTGTTTCCCCTGTTTTAAATCTTTCTCTAAAATCCTTTTAAGTTCCTTCACTTTCTTAGGTAATTCACTGCGTAATTCTTCACTACTTTTAAAATTAAATATAACTAAATATTCAACATCCGTAATAATATCATCTGTTTCCAGTTCTACATATCTTTTTAGATTATTAAATGTAATTGCATATTTTTGCGACATGCTGTTTACAAAATTATCTAATCTTAGATCTAACTGTTTAAGATATCCCATTGTTATTTCCCTGAAATATAATTCACCATTACGGGTTTTATCAAGAACCAATTTAATACTTTTATTCGAAAATTCAGTTTGTTTTAAAGAAGGCATCAAATCCATTGATTTAATCTTAATGTCATAAAAATCGCGGACACCCTCCTCCAATTCAAGTTTACAATTATTTACTTGTTGTTCTGAATAGTTTAAGGGTATTTATGCTGTTTCTGGTATGCGCTATTTGAAGAATATGTATCATATGCTATTTTACGTTCATTGTAGCAATTATTTAATAACCATTGGGTTAATAATAACCATTGGGTTAATAATAACCATTGGGTTAAAATGGTATATTAGTGTAATATAAAATATTTTCTTAACTATAAATATATGGAATTAAATTATAAAACATTTAGTTTAGAAAATGGCATTCGAATTATATATCTACCCAAATCAGACTCTAACATTTCGTGTTTATCTACCTTTATAAATGTAGGTTCTGTTAATGAAACGGGGAATTTACACGGAGCATCCCATTTTTTAGAGCACATATTATTTAAAGGCACTAAGTTACGACCCGAACTATCTCAAATTTCCAAAGAATTAGATAGCGTAGGGGCTTATTTTAATGCCTATACAGATAAGGATTTAACATCCTTTATTGTTAAATTAAACAGTGATTATTTGGAAAAGGGTGTAGAAATCATTAGTGATATGTTGTTAAACTCCGTTTTCGAAGAGAAAAATTTTGAATTGGAGAAGAGAGTTGTGGTTGAGGAAATTAATAAAAATTTAGATAATCCAGAACAACAAACTATAGAAAATTTATATAAAATAATATTCAAAGATCATCCACTCGAATATTCGATTGGATCGGATGAAACACATATATTAAATTATAAAAGAGCCGAAATTATCCAATATTTTAAACACTATTACACATCAAATAATATAGTATTAGCAATCTCATCTAATTTAGATATTGACGCCATTAAATCTATATTAAATAAGTCTTTTTTTGTTGAATATCTTCCTGGAACGATTGAACATATAGAATATCCTATAAATCCGCAACAACAACCTAGATTTATAATAAAACATAAAGAATTAGAACAGGTTCATCTTGCGATTGGTTTTCCAATAGAATCGAGATATAGTGATGACCGTTACACTCTAGATATTATTAAGATACTGTTAGCTGGGAATATGAGTTCCCGATTATTTATAGATTTACGGGAAAGGCATGGATTATCTTACAATGTGTCGATAAGTGTAGATTATTATGTAGATCGGGGTTGTTTTTATATACAAACCAGCTTTGATAAAGACAGTCTTTTTATTAAAAATTTTTCAAAAATAAAAGATAGTGAACATCTTAAAAATGTGTTATCTAATAGAGATAATATATTAGAATTTGGACCAGGTGGTTTACCAATAATATTCGAAAATATTAAGAAATTAAAAAGAGATTTAGTTAGTGTAGAAGAATTGGATAAGGTTAAGGGGTTTTTAAAAGGGAATCTAATTCTTTCGACAGAGGATTCGCATACACTGACAGATCATTTTGGTAAACAGGTTCTCCATCAATCTAATCCTGTAACCGGCTCTTGCCCTGCTGAAGGTTCAGATTGCCCTGTAGAAGGATTTGATTATCTCATAAATCAATACGATAAAATAATGCCTAAGGATATATTGGAAATATCAAATAAATATTTTAATTATAATACATTAAATGTGTCAGTTTTGGGTGATTATGACCCAGAAGATATCCGTTTTTTTATTAAAGACTATTGTGAAAATTATTTATAATTTTCTAGATCTAATTTTTTGTTCAAAACCCTTAATACTTGTTTCAAATAACTCAACATTTTTTATTAATTTTCGTTGCGATTCTTCTATTTTAGTTCGTTCAATCCTAAAATAGTTCGCCAAATGGCTCTTTTCTTCATCTATTGTTTTATTTTCATTTGTTTTTTTTTGTTCTAAAAACACAATCCGTTTTTTTAAATCAGTTTCAACTATTTTATTAGATTTTTCTCTACGTTCAAGGTTAGCAATTCTTGCTTCAAAACTTTTTGAATCTTCTACTTCTTTGATATGTTTATTATAATAGAGTAGTGTTCTTTCTATTTTTAGTATACGTTCCCCTAATAATTTAATAATACCAGTTATATCATTTATTTGATTGTTGCTTGACATATATAGTATAATAATTTAAAATAAATTATTTGTATCCTTAATTATATTATTTATATTTTTTTCTTTGGCAATTAATATGGATTCTATTCCACTTATATAACTTTTAATATTATTAGAATTATTTTTAGAAAGTGTTAACATACTGCACACTATTTTAATTTCTTCTACAGTCCATATATTTTTGAATAAATTGTCTAAATTAACTTTACTAAATTCGCTTAAATTTAGGTTTGTTAGTGATCTGAAATCTCTAAAACTATCTATTTTTATTTTTTCACTTTTTATGGTGCATTCCAATATACCTATATATAAATCTAGAGTATGAGATAAATTAGAAGAAGTACTGTTATAACTCTTTTTTAATAATTTTAATCCATCGATAGCAAATTCATACAGTAATTTTAAATCTGGATTTTCATCTGGATCATACAGATGTACACATCTAAATAAGGGTTTTAATAGATAATGAATTTCCTCGCGGTTACTCCCAAAACTCCATCTAATAACTCCCTGTATTAAGGTAGGTTCTTGTATATATACTTTATTAGATGATACGGTTATTTTTGTACCAACTGTTTTAAATGAAATTATTGCTAATGTTATTAATGTTGTCAATGGTTCAAGTATTTGCGAAGATTCTGTTGTTTTTTTAGATAGATTAATTAATATATTATATGAATTTTTTAATAAAGATAGATTTAATAGATTTGATGTCATACTATATAATATTATTATAATTTATAAATAATTTTAATAATTTTATAAATAATTTTAATAATTTTAATAAATAATAAATTTGATAATATAATATTAAAATTATATATTATTATAAATATAATGATTATTCCTGTTCGATGTTTTTCGTGTAATAAAATTATCGGGTCCAAATACAATGCATATATTAAATTAAATCAATTATATAATTCAAATGATGATGATATTATAACAGTTATAGAAACAGATACTATAGATGAAAAAATTAAAAATAGTAAAATTATGTTTGAAAAATTAGGAATTGATCGTATGTGTTGCACACGACATTTGCTGACTCATGTAGATTTGGTTAAAAAGATATAATTTACAATAATTAAATAATAATATAATTTAATTAAAATAATATAATAATAATATATAATGAATACATTAATCAAATCTCCAAGCATACCGATCGCATCAACCTTAATTGTATCCATCCTATACTATATGTTTAAACACGATATTGATAATCAAATAGAACAGATAAAATACATCATTTATTATTATTTTCTTAGAATTAAGAGATTATTTTAAAATAATATATTTAAAATATATTATTTTAAATATATGACTAATAACTATTACTTGGGAACTAAAGAAAAAGAAAATCTCAACTTACTAAATACAAATAGCAATATCATAAATAAAAAACTCTTAAATTCTAATAATATTTTGAATCTTTCAATAAATGAATTAATTAAAATTTGGAGTAATAAAATGCAAGAAATTTTAAATGATTTAATCAATTATAACTATGTAAATGAATTTTCTAAAACAACCAATATACTAGATTATATTAGTTCTCTGGTTAATATTTTTAAAACTATTTTTATAAAAAATAATAGAAGTTTTTATACTGGGATAACGTTTATACTTATTTCATTATTTCTTTATATGATTGGAATTTCAAAATAATATTAAATATATTAAAAATATATTTAATATGGAAGATTACATCAATAATTTTAAAAAATTTGATAAAATAATTGTTTATGATTTTGGATTAGGGGAGGGAGGTATAGGCGATTATTTAAAGTTCTTTATGATAATATTAACAGAGTGTATGAGTAATAATATGCAAATTTATCAAAAAATAAATAATATAGAAATTGAAAAATACATAAAATTTAAATATGATTTTTTTAACATTACAGAAGATGAAATTTCTAAACTAAAAAACGTAACTATAAAAAAACCTCATCATTACGATAATAAGGATACATATAATGGCAATATATCATTGAATGAAGTTTTTATTTTTGATACTATTGTAAAACTAAATGTTAAAAATATATTACATTCTTTACCAACTAATTATATTTCAATACATTTAAGAATGGGTGATAAATTTTTAGAAACTGATAAAAAATATGTTCTGAGCAAGGACAAGGACGATGAACGAAAATATTCAGAAGAGAATATGTATAATTTTATAGAAGATAATAAGAATAAGAATATTATTTTTTTTAGTGATAATAATAATTATAAATTAAACATTAAAAATAAATATAAACATATTATTATTACAGAAGCACACGTTGGGCATACTTCACTTTGTAATACAACAAATAAACAGGTATTAGATACTATTACCGAATTTTATGTGTTGTCGAACTCCCAATTAATTTATTCAGCGTCTGATTCTGGTTTCTCTAATATGGCATCTAAATTTAATAATGTTAAACATATATTCTGAATAGTTGGCGTTTTAAATGTTCAAAGGTGTAAACCATTATTATAAAAAATGATAGAAGTTTTTTAAATCAGTCGCTTAAACTGTCTGAATCAGAACTGTTTAAATGGGCATATTTTTCATCTAAATAATTAAACAGACACTGTTTTGTCTTATTTTTATCTATATAGTTATGTAAATGTTCCCTTAATTCCGGATACAAATTCTGTGTATCACAATAATATAACATTCTAGGATAGTCGTAGTTTTCAAGATTATTATTTGTATGTGATACTTTTTCTTTTAATTTATTTACATTATTATCATTTACTACCATTATTAATAGTAATAATAATACATTTCCATTTATTTTTATATTATTATCTACGGAAAATTTATAGACCATTGGTATTATTAGAGTAAAATCCATTGTATCTATATAATTTGAATCTTGCATTATTTTAGTAAATTTATTAGAGTACATCTTAAATTGACCCATATTCCGATCAATCGATTTATTTAATATTACATCAACAACTTCTGTCGACATCGTTTCAACATTTCCCTTAGATAATTGTTCTCTAAGCGAAAACATATTAAATTTAGAAGAATCATAACATAGTCCAAAATCATAGACAATAATTTGATAATGTTTTAATTTTTTATTATACATAACTTTCCAATTACCATTGTGTAAATCGGCGTGAATATATTTTTGTTTATAAAAGCAATTTAAACCAAAAATTTTAAGATGTTGGATTATTAGTGTTTTTTTATAAAGTGATTCTTCTAAATCATTAAATTTAATACCATCAATATACGTCATAATTAATGTATTTTTAGTTCTAAAAATAGGTTTTGGTATTACAATAAATTTATTTCTAAAAGTATTGTAAAAGTAATTTTGATAATTATATTCTTTGTTAAAATCTAACTGCGTGTTAATATGTTCAAAAAATTCAGATAAATCTAAATATATTAGGTTTGACCCAGAAATAAATTTATAAAAATTTAACAGACTTAATATAACACATTTTGAAATAAATAATTTAGTTTTAAGATAGGGGTGTATGATTTTTAATGCAAAATGTTTATTTGTATTACGGTCCGTTAATTTGTATACCTGGGCTATACTCCCAGAAGCTATAAGTGTGATATTAAACCGATCTTTAAAATCGTAGTTATACTCGTTTTTTAATATTTTATATGTATAACTATCACTATGTGTTGGACAATCTTCGTAATATTTTTCTAATTTTTCTAGGGTAATGGGAATATTTTTATTATAAATTTTAACACGTGTTAGTCCCCATTGTACCAGTTTTATGGCAAATATTCCTAAATTATCTATAGATTTTATCAAATTATTTATTTCGTAATCGTCTATATTTGGATATTTATTGTAGATTTTGTATAAATTATATACAAAAATAAAATTATTAATTATTTCCATAATATAGAATCTATTAAATATAAGGATTATTAATAAATATTGAATCATAGTATAAATAGATATTATATAATTATACTATGATTTATTACGCTATATATTAATTTTAATTATATGTATTATTTATAATGGAAATAGATAATAATAGTTTAGATATAGTAACAACCATAGAAGAATTAACATATTTTTATGTTAAAAAACATTATAAACGATATTGTAAGGAAAATGGTAAAAAATTTATTTTAAAGGAAAACTTATTAGAAGTTATTACTAATATTGTAAAAGATAAATTTGGGGATTGTAAACAATATATTATTGAAAAAATAGAATTAGACACTACAATAACTATTTATCAACGAGGAGAAATAGATAAAATTTTTATAGATATTGAAGATGATCGAGACACTTTATATAAAAGACTCGAAAATATAATAGATGAATTCCAAAGTAAAAAAGGGTTTTATGATTTATAATTAATTTATTATAATTAATTTATTATAATATATATAATGGACAATTCGATTGATCAAACATCTAATTTCGAAATAACTTCAAACAGCAGTCAAAATTCTACATTAAATTATTCAGAACCATTGTCCAGCAAAATCTTAGCAAAAGATATTATAGATTCATATGGTTCTATATACAAAACAACCGGTGGATCTAATAAAGTGGGTGGACTATATTTAAAATCATGGCTCGATAAACTTACATCCAACAGAGTTTTAGATCTTTATCTTAAATATTTGGGTATTACAGCTTTAACCACATCAACATTAGTTCCATTATCATTAATTATGGGGAAAGATTTATTCGAAGAATCCATTCATTTTATAGTATCTAATGACCAGAAAGGTGGGAATTTTTTAGAAACTAAGATACCATTATTAGATGATGATCTAATTGGAAACTATTTAAAAATTTCGGGACTAACGGCATTAACTTTATCACCACACACTCTTATACCCTTAACTATATTAATGAGCATCTATTCTATATATATTAATGATCAAAAAGGTGGAACTAAATTAATCACTGGAGCTAGTATACCTCCAAATATTATACAGAATGTAAGTGATTTAATATCTGGTGAAAGTATTACACATAATCTATCACGATCGTCGCCATTTCGTAATAATGAAATGCAATTAAACACATTCAATGATAACTATAACGGTTCTATAGATAATTTACAATCTACAATAGATGTTAACGGATTCCCTAAATATAACATACCTAATACACAAATAACCCAGACAATTGACCCTAATATGCCTGTGGATACGTTGTCAACCAATGGTAGTGATATTTCTAGTAATATTTCCGGTAACGATATTCATCCAGACACACCCGATATTAATTTTGATACTGTTGTAGGAGGTGGATCTGATTGGTTAAGCACGCATAATTCTAGAGGACCAGTCAATAGTCCCAGTAAGGGGGAAGCCCAATTTAGACAATTTAATAAAACAGCCGATTATGTGACTAACACAGAGTTATCTGGAATAGATAACAGTTCGTTTTATGGATCGGAATCATCCCTCAGCAGTCATTCAACTCTTTATGAAATGACTCCACACGATACCATACCTAATGGATATAGTATTGGGGGTGTGGCTGCGACTAATTTCGCATCATAATTTTATTCAATTATATTATGTTTAATAATATAATCGAATTGTATAGAGGAATATTTTATAATATAACTTCTATTTATAATTTACATTTATTAAATAAAAAATCTTGGAGCACATATTTATACATATTATTAATAAATATTTCGCTACTTTATATACCCAATTATTTATATAATATAAATAGCTTATTTTTTATATGGATTATACCTGCTTTCATATTTTGTTACATATTTTCATTAGATAAATTTAATGATTTATTAATATTTCTAAAAGATCCAGAGCAATATATTAATATTGATTTAAATCAGACTGTCTATTTTTTTCTAATATCATTTATATATTATTTTATAGTCACTTGTGTATCTTATATACCATATGTAGGGAAAATTGTCGGTCCTATATTATTGGCACATAGTTATGGCTATTATTGTCTAGAGTATAGTTCATATTATAATAATTTATCCCCATTAAATAAATTAACAATAATAGAGAATAATACTTTTTTTTTTATAGGTTATGGCACATTTTACACACTGCTCAGTTTATATTTATCAACTATTAATTTATTTATATTTTTTATTGTAGTATTCCCATTAGATATTATCCAAATGACACACTTAAAATGGATTCATAAAGTTCGTCCATTAAATAATGTAAGTAAATTCTTTTTAATTCCATCGTATATATTAGATTTAATATTAACATATATTATTAATAGATTATAATTTATTAATTTAGATTCAGATTTTTTTCTAATACTATTATTATGAGAATTCCAATATTATGTTTATTTTTACTAATTATTATTGTGTCTGTGTTGGGTTTTAATATAGAACCCTATTCTAACTTCTATCTTGGACAACCTACTAAATGTTTTGATTGTGAACGAGAATTATCCAAAAATAAATATTTAGGTAGTCCAACTAAATGCTTTAGTTGCGAAAATCAATATATTAATAGTAAGGGTGTTGAATATGCCGATTTAGCGCAACCTACTAAATGTTTTGATTGTGAACGGCAATAGAGAATAGAGAACGGCAATAAATAAATAATATTTATTTATTTAAAGAGTATTTAAATAAATAATATAAATGTCGGAAACTCAAATTTCAATAAATGATATGGCTACTATGTGTGAAATAATTAAAGTATGTAGTAGTCGAGGGGCGTTTTTACCTGAAGAGCTAGAACCCATTGGAAAAATATATAATAAATTAATGGCTTTTGTTAAAGAACATACGGCCCCTAAAGAACCGGTTGTTCCTGTTGAAAGTGTAAACGATAATAAAAATAGTACTCCATTAAGTCCGTTATCAAAGGTTCAAAATGCTGGTATGTAAAATTTAAATTAATTTTTTTTCCAATCAATATCTAAATTACCTAAGTCATCTTCTTTAAATGTTCCTAATTTACGTTTACCTATTGAACCATCCCTTAATTTCTTATAAATTAAACCGTCTGATCCAAAATAATAGGATTTACCATTAACAGATTCTTCAAAAAAATCTATATCTCTATTAGTACTTGTTTCTCCTTCGTGATTAGTACTAGTTGTGACTTCCTCTTCCTCATCCACAATCAATGTTTCTGCTTGTTGTTCCTCTTCCTCTACAATCAATGTTTCTGCTTCATTTCTCTCTTCCTCTTCCTCATCCACAATCAATGTTTCTGCTTGTTGTTCCTCTTCCTCTACAATCAATGTTTCTGCTTCATTTCTCTCTTCCTCTTCCTCTTCCTCTACAATCAATGTTTCTGCTTCCTTTCTCTCTTCCTCTTCCTCTTCCTCTACAATCAATGTTTCTGCTTCCTTTCTCTCTTCCTCTTCCTCTTCCTCTACAATCAATGTTTCTGCTTCCTCTTCCTCTGCCTCCCCCCCGTCAATCAATGTATCATTGCTTAATTCTTCTACCTTAATACTAGTTTTTTCTACACTATTAATAGATTCCATATCCAAATCATTTAAAGTTTGTCTACGAAGAGCAAATTTTAATTTTTTAGTTAAAATTTCTATTTCTAAATCTTTTTCGCATAATTGGTCACTAAGCGACTTATATACAGATACTTTTTTAAATTCATTAATTTCTACTAACTTATTTTCTAATTCATTTTCTCTTTGTTTTAAATTACATTTTTCCTCTTGAAACATATTATATTGTTGTATTAAATTATCGTTCAGAGCTTTTAAACCATCTATATAGCCAGTTATTAAATTTATATCACTGGATGATTTGTTAATTAAATTATTCATAAATATATTATTTTAGTATTAAATATTTTTTAAATAGATATTTTATTTTTCTTATAGTATGTTCTTATAGTATGTTCTGATTGTATGGTTTGGTAGTAATGTTTTGCTAGTATCTTATATTAGTAGGTCATTAATATTTTTAAAAATAATATTCGCCAATTTTAAAATTTCTTGATTTTTTGGAACAGCGTTTAAAGCAGGTTCTATAATTTCTTTATAGAATTTCTTAGGATTTTTTAAATATATCTCTCTGTTTTTTCCAATTTTATTCACAATAGAGCCCGATTCTCCCAGCTTATTCAGTATTAAATTTAATTGTTCATTAGAAACATTCTTTAAACCAAAAGCATTTTTATTAGGAATAACAATATTTTTAATAAGTTTTGTGGGGTGTAACAGTAAGTTTGGATTTTCCAATAATTCTAAAATAATCGGTTCGTAATTATTAATAGTTTGGTCTATTCGGTCAATAATAGAGTCTATATCTGATAACTTATTATTTACCTTTAACAGCCACTTATTCGTTATATAAGCGTTTGTTATGACAGCATCCATAATATCAGCAAATACTGGTATAGCTGCTAAAGCAGACATATAAGCCATATCCCAATCTTTACGCGAAATATTAATAAACATTCCTATAATATCGGTAAAATTCGCAATAAATTCTTCCATCGGTCCTTCTAAAAAATTTAGCGGTATAGCAATTGCCGACACCGCTGTCCCATATGCAGGGATTGCCTGTCCTACATCTACCACAGTATCCAATATAATAGGAACAATTGGAGCAAATGCTTCCATCAAAATATCCAAATTATCTAAAACAATTGTTAATATATCTAATGGAATTTCGATAAACGGACCTATTGTTGCTGAATTTTCTAAAGACCATATTGGGAAAAATATCCAGTTAAATAATAGTTTAGTTTTTTGCTCAGTTTCGGGATCATCTAAATAATTATAAATAGAATTAAAGTTATTTTTAATTTTACTCTGTATAGTTCCTCCAAACATTAAATTATTTTGTTTATTTAATACAGCATTTTCCCTAAGACTGTATAATTTAGTGTATAAAATATAAATATCTTTGGCATAATTATCTAAAATATATTTGGCTTGTGATTTTATTAAAAATCTATTATTATCTGGATCTCGCAAATTTAAAATTTTAGTCAGTTTGGCGTTGTATGATAATTTTTGATTAGAATAAATTTTATAAAGTTTAAACACCAGAAGATTTAGATAATACATATCTCTTCTAAATACTTGTGGATCAATTTTATCACCCAAATAATTTATTATTTTATCCATACTATTATACACATATATTATTAAATTTATATAAAGATTAATATACTATAAATATTTATGCATGAATTAAGAATCGCGGCTATTGGAAATGTGGATTCCGCCAAATCAACCACGATAAGTTGTATTGCTAATAATATTATTGATAATGGTAGGGGATTTGCTCGTAGTAAAATATTAAAACATAAACATGAAGAGGAAACTGGAAGAACTTCATCTATTACACAATACTATATCAATAATAATAATAAAACAATCGGATTCATTGATTTGGCTGGTCACGAAAAATATTTAAAAACAACAATGTCTGGATTAACGGGGTATTTAATCGATTATGCAATGGTAACCGTGGGTGGAGAGCGTGGTATTATTGGAATGACAAAAGAACATATTTCAATGGCATTGGGACTCAATATTCCCCTATTTTTCGTTATAACTAAAATAGATATTGCTTTAGAAGATAAAATTAATATAATTTTAGAAAAAATAGAAAAAATAATGGGCTCTAATGCTGGTGGTAAAAAAAAAACTGTAATTATCCGGGACACCAGTGATATAAACATATTAGATTCTTGGAATGATCTAAAAATATGTCCAATTTTTTTAACGTCGAATAAAACTGGACAAAATCTTAATAATTTGCGACAGTTTATATATTCATTAACATCTAGGAAAACATGGATAAACCCAATAATGAATACTATAAATAATAATATGTTTATAGTAGACGATGTATTTAATGTTAAAGGTGTTGGGATTGTCCTGAGTGGTTTAGTAAAAGAAGGAGAAATAACCATCGACTCTCGTCTTTTTATAGGTCCTTTTAATGGTACCTATAAAAGAATTATTATTAAATCTATTCACGATAATTTTAGAAATTCGGTTAAATCGTTAGAAAGTGGTATGAGTGGGTGTTTAAATATAAGGTTTTTAGATAATAAAAATCTTACAAAAAAAAATATATTAAGAGGGATGGTTGTTATTTTAAAACACGCTACAGTAAGAGAATTTGAAGCCAATGTCATTATTATTAAAAATACAACCACCATACAAAATAATTATGAACCTATAATACATTGTGGAACAGTTCGACAATCCGCTAAAATTTGTTCGATGAATAAAAGTTATATCAGGTCAGGTGACTCTGCTATTATTCATTTTAAATTTTTATTTCGCCCTGAATATATAGAAGTTGGATCCCAAATTATTTTTAGGGAAGGAAATACTAAAGGCATTGGTAAAATTACTAAAATTATAGCTTAATACTTCCAATTCCTTCTACCTGTATACCCGCTTACGCGAGCTAAATTATTTAAACTTTTTACTCCTGATTTTAATTTACCATTAATTTCCCAAGTTGGATATGCTTTAATTTTGGTACATAAATCCTCATTTGAATTGGGACATTTTCCACTACATTCTATTACATTTAAAGATGAAAGGGTGTTATTAAATAAGGCTTTTTGTTTATCACACGCGTGACACCAGCAAGCAGTATAAACCTTGGCATCTACAGAGGTTAAATGAACCGCCAAATCATTAATATTATTATTAATATTTTTTTTTGAATAATTACGTGATACGATTGTTTTATATAGTGCTATTATCCCTAATCCCCCAATAATTTGTTTATTTTTCCCCCCCATTCTTTCTATATTATTATACAATAAATTATTTATTATATATTAAATATTAAATTAAATATTAAATTATGTATTAAATATTAAATTAAATATTATATTCTAAATAATAAGCACTTGGATTAACAAAATTTTCATAGTAATTTTCTAATAATTTTTTTACTATAAACCCATTGTTATTATAAAAACGGATAGCCTTTTTATTTTCTAAATGAACATACAGAGATATTTTATTCTTATTTAATAATTTAATATATTCAATTATATTACCCCCTATACCTTTATTTCGATATTCTTTTAAAATAGCTATAGATAAAATATGACACCGATCTTCTATATTTTCTATAAAACAATACCCTATAATTAAATTATCCAACAGTATTTTATATAATAGATACCCATCTGTATTTAACAAATATTCAATAGAATCAGAATCATAGAATATCGGTAAACATTGTTCCCCAATAAATACCAAACGCTCTATATCTATTTTATTAATTTCATTAATTTCTATATTCATTAATTCTTTAATGTTTTTTATCTATAAATAATATTTGATAATTAATATTTATTAATACTAAATAATATTTGATAAATATTATTATATAATTATTATTAAATAATGGATTCTACAATTTTAATATATAACTCTCAAGATTTAAAAGAAAATATAGCTACCTTTGATTTAGATCATACTCTTATTCAACCTAAAAATAATAAGGTATTTCCAACAGATAATCTAGATTGGGAATGGAAGGCAAACGCTCAATCTATTCTTAAACTATTTAATCAATCCGGTTGGAGCATCGTGGTTTTTACGAATCAGGGTGGTGTCGAAAAAGGTCTCATTACTAAAGAAAATCTCCTGCTGAAATTTAAAAATATCAATTCCGATTTGAATTTGAATATTACTTTTGTTGCTAGTATAAAACATAACTATAATCGTAAACCCTTTCCTGGAATGTGGAACTATTTTATAAAAGAACATTGTTTTAAAAATGCATTTTATTGTGGGGATGCTTTTGATCCAACACACCGCAAATTAAAAGCAAGCGACCTTAAATTTGCCCTTAATTTAAACATACCTTTTATTAAAAATACCGATTTGTTTAAAGATGGTTTTCAAATAGAAACACTTTCTAAATTATATTTTAATGTGGACCGTTTAAACTATATTAATTTTACGACACAATTACCTAATAAACTTATAAAACTAGAAAAATTAAAATTTATTCAATTTATTACACCCTTTAAATATTTGTTTATAGTTGCTCCACCTTCCTCGGGGAAAACAACATTTTGTAAGAAGTATCTTTCTAATTATATAAGATTAAGTAAAGATAATTATCCAACACCCTCTAAATATATGAAGGAAATTTCTAATTATTTAAATAGCCCTGATTATTTAAATAGTAATATAGTATTTGATAACACTAATTATACATCTAAATCTAGAGATGTAATAATTCAAAAATTATTGGATAATGATGTAGAATTAAATCAAATAGGATTTATTTACATTGATACCGCTAAACAAAACAGTCTGTATTTAAATAATTATAGACATTTTATTTCTGAAGGTTCGGTAAAATTGTTGCCCGAAATCGCCATACATAAATATTATAAATCATTAGAAATTCCTATTAAAAATACGCTTAAATTATCTAATTGGATTCAACTTGAACATTTAAAGATGTTTATAATGTAAGCGTTACATTATAAAATTATAGTAGTCGTATATTTATTTAAAAAATATTTTATATACTATTATATAGATTATGAAGCGAATTATATATTACTATCAAACATTGTGTGGATTAGATGATATATTAAATATAGAAGACACTGTTGTAACCCACATTCATTTATCATCGATTCATTTTGGACAAAATTCTAATAAATCGCCATACATTAATCTTAACGATTCTCCGCCCGATTCATCCTGTTTTAATTCAATGTGGACAGATATTGCTAAAGCGAAAAAAAAGGGGATTAATATAGTTTTAATGGTGGGAGGGGCAGGTGGTGCTTTTACCGATTTATTTAATAATTTTGATGTTTATTACGAATTGTTAAAAAAAACTATAGAAGATCATCCAGATATTTCAGGTATAGATTTAGATGTTGAAGAACCTGTGACATTAGATAATATTAAAATGCTTATTAATAAAATACGCACCGATTTTGGAGATTCTTTTAGTATATCTATGGCGCCTGTATCATATGCTCTTAAAAATGATGGGTCTGGGATGGGTGGATTTTCCTATAAAGAATTGTTTAACAGCACCGAAGGAAAATATATAGACTATTTTAATGGACAGTTTTATGGAGACTTTACAGCAGAATCTTATAATGCGGTTATTGCGAATGGTTATCCAGCTGGAAAAATAGTAATGGGTATGGTTTCAGGCGATTTTAATACCAGGGAAACCTATCAAAATGCCCTTGACCAAGTAGCTGAAATATCTAAAAATACTGTTATGGGAGGGGTTTTTGTTTGGGAATATTTTGATTCCCCCCCAGAAAAAGAGAATCATCTTAAATGGGCTGAAGATATGCATATCGCCTTAAATATTAAACTATTTAAGCAATGTATTATATTGTAAATTTTTCTTATTATAGAATAATAATAATAATGTATTATAGAATAATAATATTGTATAATAATATTGTATGATATTATTATTTTTGGTGGTGGATTATCAGGATTAACATTAGCCCACGAACTGTGTAAAAAGAATTTTAAAATATTAATAATAGAAAAAGATAATCAATTGGGAGGGATGGCTAGGAGCAATATAGAACAGAATTATATACCTTCAGAGCATTCATGGAGGGGATATGCTCCATTTTATAAAAATACTTTCCAAATAATGAAAGAAATACCTTATTTTGATACAACTGTATTTAGTAATTTAAGTGTTCCTATTGAGTTTTTTTTATTGTATGATTTAGAAAAAGATTATAAACTAACATTAAACTTAAAAGATAAAATAATATTGGTTTATTTAGGAATAATTTATTCATTCGCAGGAGATAGACGTGCGTATTATTACAGTTACAATATTAAAAACGTTTTAAAGAAATATTTATCAACGGATGGATATAATTATATAATAAATTTCATTACTGGTCCTGGCTATGGAATGAATAAAAATGAAATATCGATGGGACATTTATTCCATTTTCCAGTTATTTCATACTTAAATAAAAACGAATATACCCATAGTCATACGGGTAAAGGCACGGACAAGGGAGAAGGCAAGGGCACATATACACATAAATCATCAGATGGTTGGCACGTTATGAATGGTCCGACCAGCGATGTATGGATAAAACCCTGGATTAACTATTTAAAAAATAATGGTGTAGAAATCTTAAATAACGCCGAAAAATTAGATAATACACAATTAAAAAAAGAAATTATACACCAAATACTACGTTCAAAAAGTTTTCAAAAGTTAATATATGATCATAATGGGTTTTACATCAACAAAGATGACGTAAAATTTGTTGAAATATGGTATGAATGGGAGTTTATTAATAATAAACAGGAACAGGTAAATAAAAAATGGGTAAATAATATCAACAATGAACAATTCCGCCCTCCACAAATAACAAGCTATAACAATCTATTTTTATCTGGGGCGCATACAAAAACGACTATAAATATATGGTCAATGGAAGGAGCTATAGAAAGTGGTAAGATAACTGCTAATTATATTTTAAATAAATATAATAAACCCCTTAGTAAACATTATAAACATACTGGACCTTTTTATATTAAATTAATTCAATATATAGATAATATTTTATATAAGGCACATTTACCAAATATAATTAATTTATTTATTATATTTATAGTAATTTTTATTGTATTAATAATAAATATCATATTATAACATAGATTTCATTAATTGTATTTCTTTTTCCTGCGTATCTATTATTTCTTTTGCTAAATCTTTAATTCTGGGATCACTTGTTTTATTATAAATTTTATGAGTAGTGGTTAATGCGGTGGAATGATGTGGTATCATTCGTCGCAACCACTGTTTATCATTAATCAATAATTGCCTTCTTAGCAACAATATAGATATTAAGATAGAAAAAGCAACACCAATAAAAAAAAAGTTACTATTAAAATGCTCCATAGATAAATAATGGATGATTTCGTGACCCCATATCATATTAGAAGCCATTAATAACCCCCCGTAAAATAATGTCACCGATATATATAAATCATTCATCCTATATGCTAAAATGTTCATAGGATTGAATAACATTCCAATAATAACCATTACAATAAACATAATTATTTGTTTTTTATATAAACTGTTTTCCATTATATAATATTATATATTATTTTTATAAGAATTATTAATAATAATTATTCTTATCTAATTCACATTTTAAACACGTATATGTAGTTCGTTCATTCATTTGTCCCCTATCTTTCTCCCAATTGTGTTCGCATAAAATGTATATATTCTTTTTGTTTTCTTTAATTTTATTTTTAAGTTTATATATTTCTTGGGTCATTCGATTTATTTCTTTTTGGGAATCTCTGTTATCTTGTAATAATTGCTCAAGATCTAACATTTATTTATGAACAATTCAATTTATAAATAAATCAAATTATTATTAATAATAATTATTATCTATTTATAAATAATGGATAAAAATTACATAGTTTACCTACTCAATAATTCATTAAATTCACGAACCTATTTAGGAATTACCGATCATTCTAACGAAAAACAGGTGTTAAAACAACATAATGGTGAATTAAAGGGGGGGGTCAAATATACGAGTATGTTTAAAGGTGATGGGGTATGGACTTATTGTTTTAAAGTGGAAAATCTAACGAAACGAGACGCTCTTTCTATTGAACGAACCGTCAAAAATAAACGAAAGGGTGGTAAAGAAACAACACCTGTCCAAAAAAGATTAAATGTTCTTTTACCCATTCTTGTTAAATACCCCGAATGTAATATAATTTATTCTTAATCAGATTCTAATTACTTCGCATCATACATCTCTTTTAAAAATTTATTTATGTTACCCCTACCTTTTTTTAATATTTCTTCGTGCATTAATTTACAAAATGATCGTAGTTGCTTCGTGCCTCTGCCTTTTTTTTTAAGAATGTTTTTATGGGTATTTGTGGTATTTTCTACAGTAGTTACCACCCTTCCATTACATAATGTGGGAGTTGTTTCCGTATTATTTAAGCCATATATTTTACTCATTGTCATATTACTATATTTAGGGTTATTTATTAAGTCAGTGTCATCAGCTCCTAAACGTCCCTGTTCCTCTATTTCTTTAAAATCTAATTGAATGTTAATATTAGATGACATTTGATTTATAAAAAAAACAATGCTTTCTTCCTGATTATCTGTGGTGTATTTATTAGAAGCACCATCAAAATTACTGTAGTATCCAGACATAAAATTTGACTTATATTCCAAATGTAATAATTTAAATAATTCATTTTTCTGGGCAGCATCTATCATATATTCGTTGTTCCAAGTAGTATTGTTTACAGATGTCGTGAAAAAATTATTTATTTGAAACGTCTGATATTGAAGAGATATTGGATATATAAGACTGTCCATTGGTTTCTTTAACCAACGAGCGTATTCAGTTAAATCATTGCCACTGTTTATTTTTTCAGTAACTTCGTCAATACTAATGCCATCTTGTTCTATTAAATCATAACTAAAATTAGTAACTAATGAACCAGGAGCAGAAGCATGCTTTAAAATCGATTCAATTAAATTACCTTCAAATGACGCGGATATGTTATCTATAGTTGTTAATGATTTTTTGGCTATTAAATTATATACTTTTAATAATTTTATTTGTTCAGCATCTGCTATGCCCAAACATCTTAATAATTGATTTATAGTAATCTGATATGGACGCCCCCCACCACCACCCCAATCGTGATAACTATCTAATACTGCTAATAAATTAAATAAAAGCTGTTTAAATTCTACTTCCGTATCTATACCGTTTGTTGTATCTAATAAACATTTTTGATATAGTATATCAAATACAGGACCTCCCAATATTTCGTAATTAATACCCCGACCTCCAATATCGACACCATCTTCTATTATTTTTACACTGGGTATATTAAATGCGGTTTGGTTATTCGAGTTAAATTTTCGACTAGGTTTTATATCAGGGATTTGGTCGGGTTTATTTGGATTATACCATGTATTCTTACTTTTTCGATAACATATATAGGAATAAGAATGATTTAAATAAGGTTCGTTGTCTGTTTTGGCATCCGACTTTAATTTATGTTTCCGTTGTAAAATACAATTACAATCGCACAATACAGCAAAAATATATGCTAAACGGTCAAACGTAATAAATGTATAACCATATAATAAACATATTAACACTTGTGACCAATCCCCCATTCTTTTTAAAGATAAAAGTTTAGGCGTCTTGACATCAAAAGGAATTGATACGCCTGAACTTAAACCAAAGCGTTTAGTAATTATATTAAATATTATTTCGTCTATAACACTATAAAGATTATCCATTATTTCTTTTAAAAGACCGATTTTACACACTATAAAATAATTTTGATTATCTAATAAATTTAGATTAACTGATAAACTTTTGTCCAATTGATCTTTAAATAACGATATCCCCATTAATTTTGAAATAACATATTTTGGAATTACTATATCAGTATTTGGGAAAGGAGATCCAAAATCCCATTTTTCGAAACTGTCTGTACTTGGACGACTTAGTCTTACCCCACATTGTTTGGTGTATTTATTATCGTATAAAGTTAATACTATATTTATTAATGATAGTTCCTCATCTTCAAGATCTTCATCCACAATTTTATCTACTGTTAATAAATTTTCATAATGTTGGTCCATATGAATTATTTTTTGAAAATAATTAGATAGATATTCGCAATAAACAGGTTCTTCACCTGCTGTAGTCTGTTTCCGTTTCCCCGGTGTTTCAATAGTAATTAACTTACAATCTCCTTTGATTTTCTTACTTTCGCGCGCGGATGTTGTTAAACATTCATCCCATAGTTGTGATGCCGAATAATCATATCCAGTAGTAAATCGATCCTTTAATATCTTAGCGCTGTCGCTCAGTCGTTCAAGTCTAATATAAATGCCTTGCAACTGTCTATTAACCGAATCTGTTAAATATTTATTTTTATCGGTTAAAGGATCTGCTAACATAAAATTATCATTTAATATTTTAACAGCTGGGCTAATTTCTACACTGGAAGATGCCCCGCCTAATTGAGCATTTTCGATGTAGTGTCGCAATGTATCCATACCCTTTTTACTATTTATATTTTGATATCGGTTTGTCATTGGATTATATATTCGGCTGTACATCATATATATAGATGGATATTTTTTTTACGGTTTAATTAAAAAGATAAATAATCTTATATTAAAATATAAGATATAGTAATGAGTAAATTTCAATGTCAAAATTCGGATGTTGTGCAAATTGCTGAAAAATTATTAGATATGGCAAAACAGAGCGATATTACCAACTTTATACCCATCTCTAGGAAGGATATTTCTAATATTAAAACAGCATTAGAACAATACAAGCGGGATTGTTCCTTATGCGCGGAGAATGGGAACAATTACCGTTGCCACGCAGTATCCGAAAAAAAATTAATGCGTTCGATGCCTTTTCTTAATAAAAATATATATCCATGGAACAACTACGACTGGGATTATGGGAATTTTATAGATAATAATTATTCAGTCCTAGCCACTGGGGCTACTAAAAGTGGAAATATTAGTGCTCTTTTTAAAAATATGGATGCGTTTATGAAATTGATAAAAGGCTATGTATCTGACCCAAACCCCGCCGATACTTCTTATCCTGGTAAAATGGCAAAAGATGGCGATGTCCCTTACTACGAATGTATTGGGAATATAGTGGATTCGGAAGGAAATCAAATAAGTGATCCAGTGGCTGTAAGCACATGTAGAGCCATTAATAAAATAAAATATTCTAAAAAAGAAACACCACCCACCAAAGACCCCTTCTTAAAAAAATATAAAGTCACAGGGGATAAATCATCTTCGTATTATGTTAAAGTGGGTAATTGTCCTCGTCCAGATATTAAAACGGTCGATAAATGCGAATCAATGGGATACAGTTGGATCCCTAATATTATCGATAATGTTATGGATAAATTACCTTTTTCGTCTAAAAAACCCCACAGCCCTGGTTCTTGTCATCAGCCTAGATATGGGTATATTAATAATAGCCCAGGCGTTAAAATAGGGGGTGTAAAGTTTAGGGGATTAATCCCTTCTTTGGCAAATGATTTTCTAGCGCTATCACCAGATAAAATTGTTGCTGCTATGGAAGGTAAAAGTATCGATAATCTGTTTGAATTACAACAATGTCCTATAGTTGAGGAATTTCGGCAACATACTGAAACAATTTATAATAATGTTTTAATTTATAACATTTTTGTTCTCCTAATACTATTATTTTTAGTATTTTATTTAAAGTATTGATTTTTATAATCAACTATAATAACTATTTTTATTTTAATATTCAATATCTGATCTTGAGAAACTTTATCTCAAACACACTACGACTTTTGAATCTAATAAAAACCATTTGAGAAAACTTTTTCTCAAATACTTTTACCAAAATAAAAAAAAACCCCCCCCCTCACTTTTAAAAAATGAAAATTCACTCATTTAAGGATTTTTCACTGTTATTTTTATAAAATGTTAATAAATTCACTAGAAATTCACTGATGGTTATACTAACAAAACTATAAGTAATCCTTCAAAGGATTACTATGAGGTTTTTAAACAGTGAATTTTCGAAAGTTCTAAAAACCTATTAAAAATGTCGAAAATAATAACAAGAAATCATTAAAGTATCGGGGTATAATTAAAACCATTTTTAAAATAAAATTTCAAAAAAGTAAACTTAATAAATTATTACAAATTATTACACAACATTTATATTAATTAGTGGTAATAATTCCGATTATCAAAATTCACAGTGAATTTTAACAATCATAATTATTTTGTTCCCAAATCAGTGAATTCCAGTGAATTTCACCGAATTATATAAAGATTAAAATCTAAGTAATTATAATGGTGTTGTATAATTGTTTACGTTGTGGGTATATTTCAAATTATAAAAATAATATGAAAACACACGTATTTAGGAAAAAACTGTGTTTAAATAATTTACAGACGTTATCGTCAGATGAATTAAAAGAAAAGTTTCTTGTGGATTCTTCTAGTTTTATACATAATCCAATATTAAATAATCCAATATTAAATAATAAACAATATGATGACAGTATCAAGGGGCAAGTGGGGCAAGGGCTGGGGCAAGGGCTGGGGCAAGGGCTGGGGCAAGGGCTGGGGCAAGGACAAGTGCTGGGACAAGTGCAAGGAAAAGGAAAAGGGGAAGAACAAGAACAACAATGTGAATTTTGTCAAGGAATATTTAGCACAACAAGTAATTTAAAAAAACATACTAAACAATGTAAGGATAAACCAAATGATGATACAAATTATAACTTAATGGATTTTATACAGAAACAGAGTGATAAATTTGAAAATCAAATAAAAATAATGGAAGTAAGAGAACAAGAAAGGGAGAAAAAATGGGAAGAGCGTGAATGTATATTGAGAAAGGAAATCGAACAATTATTGGAGAAAGTGGGGAATAATATCACCAATATTCAAAATCAAAATAATATATTTATTAATAATCATGGGAGTGAAAATTTAGATTATATTAAATCATCCACGCTAGGATATTTAATAAATATTCCCTTTGGTGCATTGCCCAAATTATTAAAAATAATACATTTTAACCCCAATCATCCAGAAAATCATAACATAAAAATAACTAATAAAAAATTACCATATGCCAGCATATATAAAGATAGTAAATGGGTATTAACCGATAAAAAAGAAGTTATAGATAATATATTAGATAAGGGTTTTAACCTATTAGATGATCATTATCAACACAACAATACTCATAATATTAAATATGAGAATTTTAAGTTGCAATATGAAGAAGGCTACAAAAAATTAAAAAAACAATTAGATAAAGAGATGGAAATTACAATTATAAACGAATGTAAAGATACTTAAATAATAGAATATACTTATTATTAATGGAAACAGAAGACATATGGGAGAAAATAATAGTACCCTTAATAATAGGTCCTATATTTATTATAATAAAAGTTCTGTATGATAGGTGGGATTTTAAAAAAACCCAAAGCAAAATCTTATTGAATAAAATTAAATTGGAAAAAATAACAAATAAGTTGGAGAAATTTTATTGGCCACTCTATATTTTATTAATAAATGATTACGATTTATGGTCTAAAGTTAAATTTGATGAAAATAACATAGAAATCACGGAAAGTGCTTCAGAGAGTGAGATAGATAATATTGATATGGAATATCATTTTTGCCTATTTTCACGAAAAGAGGGAGACACGACCATAAAATGTAGCAACCCAGTAGCTATAAATTGTATTGATAAATATGGAGCTTATTGTATAAAACACCAACAATTTAAATCCTTAAAAGCATTAGAAAATTGGAGTGTTGTATACAACAAGGTAAAATTAATAACCACAAATAAAGAAACAAACATTGTAGATTACGATTCGGTTAAAAATGAATGCACTAAAATAGATGTAGAACAATTAGAGAATAAAATCATGAAACGGAGCAGATCCTATAAAAAGAGTGTAGATAATATTCATTTAGATATATTAAACCGAGAAAATGTAGACACCGCTTCAAAATCCAGTTCACTAAGTATGGAGGGGTTAATCGATCGGGAAAATGATGATAAAAATGAAATAGATATAAAGAGTAAAATGTTAGATGAATTATTGGCAACAATACAGGAAAATCATACAAAAATCGCTAAAATAATTACTGAAAATATATATATAGCAGAGCCAAAGAGTTTAATGGGTAAACAATTAATGAAGTTTATTAAATTCATTAATATATTTAAATCTGAGATAGACAGTGATATGGAACTAATAAACCCCTGTAATTATGGGGCTGGGTATCCTAAAAAATTATTACCTCTTGTTGAAAGGCAAGTTTTTAAATTACAAAAACAATATAATGAACTAATTAACAATTTTTATAATTACTGAGTTTAAACTAATAATTTGGATTATAATAATCCAAATTATTTAAGCCAAATTTTTAATTTTTGGGTATAAATTAAAAAATATATAAATACCCCTGCCCTCAATGTATACAAGAGATAGATAGGTATGTTCATACAGTAGACGAGGGGAGCATATATAAAATAGGGTATAAGCGATATATAACTAACAATATTATGGCGATTATTTGAATAATATTTAGTAATTAACCAACTCGTATTTTCACTGTGCTTCATATGGCTTGTTGTCACAAAATAATTAAAATAAATGTTTGTAAAGGATTCTAACACCGTAAAAACAATCGCAAGATCGTAATTATTATTATACAATAGTATTATTGCTGGAATACATACGGTGAGTCGATCGACAAAATGGTCTAAGAAACATCCTAAATCCGATGTTTGGTTTAAATATCTGGCAGTAGGTCCATCAACTATATCTAATATATAGTTGATTATAAAATATAGAAAGTTTTTATAAACAATGGAATACATTAGAAGTAAAATTCGTACATATTCGAGTATGTTTGGCAGATAAAAGAGTTCTTTAATAAGCATTATAATATATTATTTTATTATATTTAAAAATAAACACACTTGAATATTCTAATATTATTTAAAATAATTATTCGGTAAAATAAAAATAAAATAACAATGTGGTATACTAAATGAATATACCACAGTGTTATTCCACTTTAGAATTGGGGGTTGACAAGGAATATACCAAACAAGATCTAAAAAAACAGTTTTATAAATTATCAAGCAGATACCACCCGGATCGTTTTTTAGATACCGAGTATACTCTAACGATTAAAAATAAGTATATTAATATAATTGAGGCCTACAATTATTTGAAATCGCTTGAAAAAGACGAGATTACTTCAAACTTACCCAGAGATCATACCGCTTTAAAATTTATAAATAAAATAAACCATAAAAAAACAATATCTAAAGTCATTCCAGAAAATTTCAATGAACAGTTTTTAACCAGAATAACAAGTGAAGATAAAACAAATTTAAAATTATTTTTTGAACTGGGGTTAAGCGAACAAGATATAGACGCCCAATTTGTGTTGCTTCATCAGGATTTTTCAATAGTAGAAGATAATAATTTAAAACTGAAAGAATTTATAGAAAAAAGGGAATTGGATATCCAGTTCAGTATACCTAAAAATATATTGAGTCGGGAAAATTTAAATAAACAATTCATCCAAAATAAGAATCGTGGAATGGATGTTGTTAAATATGGTGAACCAGACAATGATAAATTTTATATAATAAATAATGGCATAGATAATATGTATAAAATTAATGATGATATTTTTCTAAAAGAGTATGATTTGCCCGAAAACCCTCAAAGTCTGTACGAAATAGATAAAAACCCCGAATATCGAGATGATACATTGAATGTAGAAACATTTAATAGACGTTTAGATGAGTTAATAAAAGAAAGAGCTGGTATAAGTCCGGAACCCTTATAGATCCTGAAGGATTTATAAATCAGGAATCCTTATAGATCCCGAATCCTTGTAGAAGGATTATACTACATATCAATTTCTTTATACCCAATCTGTCCTCCCCCAGTGTAAACATAGAATCCATCATCAGCAAAATTGAATTCTAATTTACTGTAATAATCTTTTAAATCTTTATTTTTCCAATTATTTTGTGTTCCAGCAACATCCAACCCTAATATAACAAAGTTAATATTAGAATTTACACTATATACTTCTTTGATTTTTATTTCAAGGGCATTAAGAAGACGTTTTACAAATCCTGTTTTGCGGTGTTCTGGGTGGATACATATGAGTTCAATCCAAACCATTGGTAAATTTATATCCGGTTTTTTATTAATCGATATATCATAATACCCACTGTATAATGTGTTGTATTTCATATTATCATAGGATTCTAAGTTTGGGTGATTAATTAATGTTTCGGCGTTAAACGATGTGATTAAAAACCCACCTTTGGAAAAAAAAATATAATTATCTATTTTAGAATAAGGATTTTCAGAACCTGTCAAAAAATACCGTTCTAAAGCTTTCTTAGGGATCTCTCCTATTTCATCTTTGTCTGGAGATTCGCTAGATAAAAATCCCTTTGGTTGATATATGACATTCGCAATTGGTTTGGGCAATGCGCACGTTTCATTAAATTTATCTAAAATAGTAATGAAGGGTGTTTGTTCTTCTAAAGGTTTATTTTTTTGTATTTTTAAAACATTTATCATTTATAATATATTAATAAAATAAATTAATATTCCATTTATAATACTGTCCTAAAAACCAATTGTATTAATAAGACCAACCATCGCTGATTTTTTCCTAAATGCTTATTACACGCATTTAGGAAAATAGCATGAATTATATTATCCCAACCAGTGGATTTCCTGGGATACTCACAGTCCATAAAGCTGGGACAGGCTGTCCATTCTTTTTATTATCTATTCATTTAGAGTCCTCACAAAATTATTAATAATTTGTTTACCGATAACGCCATATATATTAACTCTTCGATTTGTTAATGGATTAACAATATAGGTGTATGAACCACCGCCTTTTTTACCCTTACCCTTAACAGGCTTTTTGGCTGATTCTTGCACTTTACGAGCTAAGGCTAATTCTTGTTTTTTTTCGACAAGTCTAACGTGTTTACTGTTATATACACTCTCCTTTGATTTTTTTTGTTGTTGTCGTTCTTTTTTTTGTTCTCTATTTTTACCTGATCCAAACATTATAATATAAAGAGATATTTTTATTTTATAATGATACTTTATTATCTAATATACAATATATATTTGGAACATATAATCAATCTATAGATTAAAAAGTATGATTATTAGATTAATTATCTATAATTTAACGGATTAAAATGAAACCCCTATATAAAATGCGGGTCTCATTTTTGTATTTATTTTATAGGGTTGTATCCGGTGCACCGATTTCACTCCCTGGGGTAAATCAGGGTCTTGAAGCCACGTCCGGTAACCATTTGATTTATAATCTCCCATATCTCGAAGCCTTATACCAAATCGCAACATTTTAAAAGAAATGCCAGTATCTATTGAATAAGTTGGATGTGTTTCAAGATTTGAACTTATCCTGGCGGTTGGAGATTCTAATATATCTTTGAATGACTTAAAAGCAACTCCTCCACTAATACCTCCGTATATATCGGAGGTATCACTTAAAGATTTAGAACATTCATAACCTAATAATAATCCCTGTGCAATTAAGCCTTCAGATTCGAATGATTGTTGGTGAGAGAGTGCACCATCACCATCTACAAACTTAGTAACCCAGTTAAATTTATCACTAGCAAATCTATAATAACTTAATTTATTTAATCCCTTAATGTTTAATAAATTATTTTCTAGAATAAAATCTGTATTAAAATATTTTATAGCCTTTTTTGAAAATTTCAATTCTTGCATCGAACCTATGGTATTCGACGAAAACCCTTCATCTGTGCACAGTGCAAGGGGTCGTCCGGGTGCGCACCCCTTCCCCACATCATCCGTAGTGGGTTCTAAGTTTTTCGTATCGAAATTTTGACCGCTTATAATTACTTTCATTTATAATATATAAAATATTATATTTACACTTAGCGGGATATTTAAAATTAAATATTATATATATTTAAAATTAAATATTATCTATAATACAAATGAATATGTATGGATTCTTAATGGGATTAGGGTGGCTCTATTGCTCCTATGGTCTAAAACAACTGCAATCTGAAACGGCTGTTTGTCAGATCGACGTAGATTATATTTCTTTTTTTTGGTTAATATTTACTATAGCAGGTTCTAAATTATTTCAAAAAATAGTTAGAAACACCTGGGAAGGAAACGCATCTCACGGAGCACTTTATGGAACATTTTTATATATATGTTTAATTTCAAATTATTGCGATGTTTATAAAATAGTGAACCGTTTATCATTTTATTTCCCGGTCCTCTATTTTTTTATAAGATTGGGAAATTTTTATAATAGTGAGCATTACAGTGTAAGAAGTGCTAATTATATTCAACTGTATGAAGGGTTGCTACAAGGACCAGTAACGCTTTTATGTATATATTTATATGGTGAAAAAGATTCTATATGGATTTTCATGTTGCTCACCTTAAGTATACGAATATATTTTGAATTTTTGAGGGATGCTTTTGATTATAAAAATATTATAATACCAATAATAATGATAATAACCTTTTATTTTTTAGAATCTATACTATGTTTTAAGACTGGGATATATCTAATTTTTATGTTAGATATTATGTGTAAACTGTATATAGATGATAGTCTTACACATAGAAACTATGGATTTAATTTATCCTTACTAAATAATAATAATTATACACTTAGAAATAAAATTATACACCTATGCTTATTCCCTATAGTATTTTACTATAATATAGGGGTGATTTTGGGAGCATTCAGTAATTTATTAGAACGTCTAATAAATGGCTATGTCACTGATTATATAACCATTCCACTGTTTCCATTTAATCGATACAGTTTTAATATAGCGGATATTCTGGTTACACTTGGAATCGTATGGGATATTTATAATAGATTTATATTATAAAATTTATAATATTATAAAAAATTTGAATTATAAATTGAAATTATTATATTATATTAATAATGGATTTAACTATTTCAAATGAGCAGATCATAAAAATAAGTTTATCAGAAGATGAAGCTTATCACACTGAAAATATATATAGAGAAGTAAAAAATAACATTAAAAGCGGAAATATTAATCCAGAAGGACCGTTAATAGAAACGCCAACAGGTATGAAAATAATGCTTAAATATCATCAAAAACGGTTATTGCATGAAATGGTGGAAAAAGAACATATTGGTCACAGAGTTTCTTCTGGATTAAATTTATTCTGTTTGGCGGATCAGGTTGGGTCTGGTAAATCGATTGATATTATAGCATTAATATCTCATTCACCATTAGTGGATCAATTTATTAATAATAAATTGATCTACCGAATAAATAAATATTCGCCTTTTAAAGGATTTGTGTGTGAACCAACAATAGAATTTAAAACAAATATAATTGTTATACCACATGGTATTTATAACCAATGGGTAGGATATATTACAAATTGTACATCATTAACTTATTATGGAATAACAACAATGAAATCTATAGAAACATTTTCATTTACAAATTTAGAAAACGGGGATTATAATATTATTCTAATTAAATCAACCCGATACAATGATTTTATGGGGGCTGTGTATGACAAATACATACCACATATAAATTCATCCAAAAATATACTAGAAAATAGTTTAGATAATACATTTAGTAATTTAAAAACAGATATGTCACATTGTTGGACAGCATTAAAAACTGCCACATATGATGACCAATTTATTAAAAATATAGAGATTCTCAAAGAAAAATTAACAGAACTTAATTTAGATTTAATTAAAGAAAATATTGAAAAATATGGGCGGTATAAGTTATCATCTGGAGTTTACTATAAAGGACCTGTTTTCCAAAGAGTTATATTTGACGAAGCAAATTCTATTAAAATACCCAAATGTGTATATGCCTATGGTAAAGTTAATTGGTTTATAACGTCTTCTGTCGAAGATCTTATGGAACCACATGGACGAAAAGATTATTATGCTGGGAAAGTTTTAATAAATGGTATTAAAGGATCGGGATTTATTAGAGAATCGTTGGCGGCTAATTATGGTAAAAATTATTCTAATTTTATGCAGGACATATACCTTAAAAATAAGGATTCTTTTATTAAAGAATCTTTTAATTTACCAGAACCAGTCGAAAATAAAATAACTTGTTATACACCACCCGAATTAAAAGTTTTACAAGGTATAGCAATACCAGAAGTTATTAAAGCTTTAAATGCTGGGGATTTAAGCTCGGCGATAGAGCAAATTGGTTGTAACATTTCGTCCGAGCAAAATATTGTAACGGCAGTTTTAAGCACCCTAAATAATGAATATGGGGAAAAAGAAATTCAATTAAAAGAGAAAGTAACGGCTTTAGACAGTATTACGGCTGAACTAATTATTTTAAAAAATAAACGATTTGAGCTTAAAAACTCTATTAAAGAAGTGGAAACAAACTTAAACAAATATGAGACAAAATCACTTGCCACATTTAATGATTTGATGAGTGAAAAAGAAGTCCTACAAGAAGAATTAATACAAAATATCGCACACCTTGAACATAAACAATCTAATAAATCAGGCATTGTAAAATCGATTAAATTATTGGAAAGTCACCAATCCAATTTAAAATTTAAATTGGATTCTTTAAAATCGCGAATAACAAATATTTCTGATAAAGATTGCCCTATATGTAGTGATAAAATCACAGCCCCTTGCTTAACACCTTGTTGTAAAAATGTGTTCTGTTTTGCTTGTATGGCCCAAGCGATACATTATAGTCCAACAAATGAGTGTCCTTTATGTCGTGCCCAAAATTTAACACTTGCCAAATTAACGGCGATTACGTCTGATATAATACCAACTGTGAATGATTCAAAATTACCAACAAAATTAGAATCATTAATAGATTTAATTAATAAAAACCCTTTGGGAAAATTTTTAGTATTTTCTGAATATGATAATTCATTTAATGAAATCAGTAATGAACTAAAAAATAAAGATATAGTCTTTAGTAAATTATTTGGATCTTCTGGGAGGATTAGTAATATTATACAAAAATATACTAATAATGAAATTAAAGTCTTATTATTAAATGCTAAACATTTTGGTTCTGGATTGAATTTGCAAATGACAAGTGATATAATTATATACCACCGTATGACAAATGATTTAGAAAAACAAGTTATTGGTAGAGGACAACGTATGGGAAGAACAAGTCCTCTAAATATCCATTATTTGTGTTACGACAATGAATTATGATAATGAATTATGATAATGAATTATGATACTCTATACAATAACACACCAAGATTGACTTGGTTCTTTTTCAATAGGTTGATTGTCTAATTCTAAAACTTTATGTTCATCAATAGTCCTTAATTTATCCAAAGATTGTTTAAAATTAAGTTTGTTCTGGTAACGTTCTTCTCGGTCTGTCATAATATGATTTAATTTAGTAATATTATCTAATTTATCCA